GACCTTTTAGAGCATTATAATGGTGATAGAGTAGCTGCTATTCAAGCTAAAGCTAAAACGTTTTCTAAGAGCTTTAAAGAGTGGTTTGGTGATTGGCAATCTGAAGACAAAGCTAATGTGTCCAAAGTAGTAGATGAAAATGGGGAACCTTTGATGGCGGCATTTGACCCAAATCAAATTAAATCAGTAGATAACCAAAGTACATTCTCTACTCAGGATAACAACATATATCAAAACATACAATTTAACGAAGGAGCATCTGACCCAACTTTACAAAAAAGATTATTCAAAGGCAAATTGAAATCATCTGTAAGTGACATATTAAAAAATATTCGAAATACAAATCCATTACTTACACCATTCTTAGAAGTAATTTCGGATGCAATGATAGGCAATAAACATATACAATCTACTAAGATTGTATTATTACCTACCAGAATTGTATTAGAGAATAGACCAGAAACAACTAGTGCAGGATATTATGATGCATCTACCAATGTTATATACATTTACGAAGATAGTAGTTTTAAGGGTAAAAATGGATTAGCTGATACTACTATTCTACATGAGATTATTCATGCATTTACTCATCAAGCTTTAATAAATAACCCATCTGTTAGAAAAGAAGCTATAGATTTGTTAAATGGTGTAAGAAAACAATTGGAAAAAATTTACAATGAACCCTACAAACAGTTATTAGAAGAATATAAAAACACTTTTTATGGTTTAGAAAATGAAGAAGAATTTTTATCTGAGTTATTTGCAAACAGTAGATTTGTAAACGAACTGTTAAAGCTAGCTCCAACCAAGCCAATAACTCAAGAACCAAATAACATAATTAGTAAATTATTAAATTTTATATTATCCCTATTTAAGGTAAACAGCAAGAACAACGCATACACTGAATCCATGTTATTGCTAAATGATATAATGTTTAATTATCAAGATACTTTAGAGGGTTATTACAATCCTTATGAAAATGGCGCACCATTGCTTAATCCTCAAACTTCTGACGCAAGTACTATAAAGAAGATATTAGCAAGAAATAAATCTAACATTTCCTTTGAACCAACTTCTCATACTTATACTAACACGAATACTGGAGAAATTTATACTCCAGTATCTACAGTAAAAGATACTATGGGTTTTGGTGCAGATACTTCAGTAATGACTGATGAAACATTGGCCTACGGTGAAACTGCAGCAAAGGTGGGTTCAGCTATACATGATTTTATTCATAGTGAACTTACTGGGGAAAAAGTAACAAATTCTGAAGTAAAGTTATCAAAAGAAGCAAAGAAAATGATAAAGGATACTATAATTCCAAAATTCCTTAGTAAGGGTGATGAGGTTATTGCTTCAGAACAAATAATTGCTAACGATGCTGCTAAAGTTGCTGGTACTGTAGATTTAATTATTAAAGATAAGGATGGTAAGATTCATTTATTAGACTTTAAAACTAAAGCTCGTACATATAAAGGGAAAGGTAAATATGGGTTTGACTATTATTACAGTTCAAAGAAAGAAACCAAAGAAGGTGGTAAGCCTGATTCAGAAAGGCATGATTTTCAATTAACTATGTACAAACGCATGCTTGAATTACAAGGTATTCAGGTAGATAGTAAAGGTATTATACCAATGGAATATACGTTTAATGAAGATGGTATTATTACTGAGGTGTGGATGCCAGAATTAGAATACGCAAACAAAAAAGGTATTATACCACATAGAATAAACAATCAATTAGAACAAGAAATCAATAAGACAGTATTTTCTAACGATCCCAAAGCCACTACTTCGGAAATAGATTCTGAAAATTTAATTAAACAATCAGAAATAGTACAAAACATATTAAAAGTATTAAAAAATCAATTAGCAATATATAGAGTAAAAGGTTATACTACTAAAGCGGAAGTCTTAAATAAAGTCATCAACAATTTAAATAAACTTGAAGAAGGTGAAGTAATAGTAAGTTATGTCAATCAAGCTATGGAATTACTTAAACCGTTGATTGATGAATATAACGCTAATTTAGCTGCTGAAAAAGCGGGGGCTACAGATGTTTGGAATTTACGTAAGTTAGAAGCTTGGAAAAATTATGCAGAATCATTTATAAACTTAGAAGATATACAAGATTATCTTTTTACTAACTCAAACGCTTTGAGTTTCTTAAGTAATGACGATAAAGAAACTTTGATTGAAACACTGGCTACTGTAATATCCTATAAAAACGCATTAGAAAATTCCTATAAAGCAAAAGGAGAACGTATTTGGTTGAATTGGTTAACTCCATTTACTACAAAAGTAGAAGCAGAATATCGCAGAGACGCTGAAAAAGCCTATAAGAAGGCAAATAATGGGTCTACGGGGCTATCTGACAAGACTTCTATGGAGAAGTATATAAATGATTACATAGAGGATCATCGTCGTGAAATCGAGCTCAAAAGCCGTGAATTGCTACGCCAACAAAGTAAAATTGCTACCACTAGTCCATTAGGTGCGATGAGTAGATGGTTGGATACTATATTTGAAAGTGCTGATCCTATAGTAGGATCGATGGCTAAAGCGTATCATACTGTTTGGATGGAATCGTTACAAGAGTTTAATGATAAGTATCGCAATCTTATTGATTTACTTGAGGAATTGGAAAAATCTTATCCTTCATTAAAAAACAATCCTAGAAAATTTTACGATTTTATGATTGAAAATGATGAGCATGGCATACGTTTAATTTCCAACATATCTCCTGCTTTTCAAGATGCTTATGAAAAAGCTAGAGCAGAAATAAACTCTAATCCAAAGTATGAAACTAATGCTGACAAAGCTTCAGCAATTGCAGCATGGTTAAATGAAAACGCTCCTATTGTTGGTAAGGAAGTTCTTAAAAAGGAAAAAATTCAATATTTACAGTATTTGTTGGACAAAGGTGAAATTACAATTAAACAACACAAAGTATTATTAAACAATGAGAAACGTGAACCATCTTTTAAGAAGAGTTGGGCTGATTTAACCTACAAAGGTGTAATTAGTGAAAAAGTAGCAGATATGCTTCGTGTTAAATTTAATGAATTAAACTGGGCGCATAGAAAACCAGATGCTAACAAGTACAAAAATGACAAATGGGAAGCTTTAGAAAAATTGAGGGAAAGTAACCCACAAGACATACGTATTAGATTCTTCGATTTTATTAGCAATCTTTCTACTACTGGTGATACATTTGTACCAGATAGATTTAAGTTAAATGGCAGATTACCAGGAATGTCTAAAGTATTAGCCGAACGCATAGTGTCTGGCAATATGACTAAACAGTTGTGGGAAGGGGTTGAAAAAGAACTCAAAGTACGAGCAGACGATACCAATCGTGGTATGCAAATGACAGATGAATTAGATAGACCAATTAAATTTATTCCTATTTTCTTTACTAATACTTTGCCAGAAAGTGAACAATCATTCGACATTGCTACAATATACAAAGAGTGGTTTAGATCAGTAAATAATTATAAATACATTAATGAAATATTGCCTCAGTTAGAATACACCAAGTGGGTAATTGAAAATCGTAAAACTACTAAAACTGATTCAAAAGGGAACCCTGTAAAAAATGTAATTTCACGTATTGTTAGAAATGGTGAAAGTGATATTGATCCTACTACCAACGCATTAATTACTGATGAAAATTTGATTGCACAAGTTAATGCATGGTTTGATCAAGTAGTATATGGTATATCTGATAATGATTTAGGTACATTTATGGGCATAGATGGTGCTAAAGCATTAAATATGTTCCAAAAATACACAAGCTTAAAAGTGATGGGTGTAAATGTGGTCAGTATGGTAAATAATGCGTTAATGGCAGAAGTACAACAGATGGAGGAAGCATTTGCAGGTCAGTACGTATCTAAAGCATCGTATACAAGGGCATCTGGAGCTTATTTGAGCGATTTACCTAATATTATGGGGGATTTGGGTTCACGTAAAATTACAAGTCTTACAAATCTTTTAAATGAACATTTTGGAGTATTCGTTGATTACAACGAAGGTTCTTTATTAGAAAACAACAGAGCTAAGAAACTTGGTAAATTATCTACATTATATTTTACTACAAATGTAGGTGAACATGAAGCTCAATCTAGATTCTTACAAGCTTGTCTAATGGAAAAAAGAGCATTAGATAAAAACGGTAATGATATAGGGTCTATGTACGATTTCTTTACTGTGGAAAATGGTAAATTAGTCTTTGATAAAAATAAACAAGTTGCTAATTTCAACAGTAAGGAACAAATATTGTTTGGTCAACAAGTTTCAGCAATACTTAGGAAAATGCATGGTAATTATGCTTCGTACAGCAAAGTGGCATTACAACAAAATGGTATGGGTAAGCTTGTATTAATGTTTCGTAAATGGATATATACTACTGCAAAACGTAGATGGGCTAAAGAATATTATGATGAATTTGGACAAACCTTTAGTAAAGGGTTTTATAGAGATGGTGGTTCATTTTATTACAATAAAGTGCGTAGTTTTTTCGAACGGTTCAGAGATGAAGCTGCCGCATTAGAGATAGCTGAGAAAGCAGATTGGAGTACTATGACAGAAGCCGAAAAAGCGAACGTCAAACGTTTTACTACAGAAGTTGGTTTATTTACTATGATAACTGTACTATCTGTGTTGTTGGGTCAAATTGATGGTGATGATGACGATGAAGTTACAAAATATATTTTAAACAATTTGGATTATCAACTTTTCAGACTTTCCACTGACTTAACTTTCTACATTTCTCCAGCCAGTTTCTTGCGTATAGTACAATCACCGTTGCCGTCTAGTAGTGTAATAAAGCAAGTATCTAATCTGTTTGATTCATTACTTCATCCTACCGCTAAATTTAAAACAGGTGATTGGAAAGGTGAGTATAAGATAAAAAAACGTGTAATGGATTTATTACCTATAGTAAGACAAGTTTATCGTTTACGTAATATAGATGATGAAAAGCAATTGCTGTCAATCCTTTAATCAAACACTTCATTGCAGGTTCAATGAACCTGCATAATTACACATTTAAAAATAGTAAAGCCGTAACACAATTGAGTGCTACGGCTTTTTCTTTGATGTGTAATATGTAATTGTAATTACTAGAATTACCAATCTATTATATCTTTACCATCGAATTTATCATCTTGCTTTCGACTATGTTCACGATTGGGGGAATCATGGAATACTTCCCAAATGTATTCCCTAGTATAATGATTCACTTTATGATTCATTAATCTAAATGGGATACTTTTACTAATCTGGTTATATTCTGCATTTAACATGTGTTTCCAATCTCTTTCATCTATACCTGGTTTATTTAATACGACAATTGCCAATAATTCGTCTTTAACTTGAAAAATTTCTACTTTGTTTAAATCTGGAAATTTATCAAATAAATGTTCATTTTCGTCATTAATAATGTAAGCAAGGTATAAATAATCATCACTTAACATAGGTGTGTAGGGACAATATAAAAACGCCCCTACAAATTTTATGTTTTCATTTTCGATGAAATAATTATAATCATATAAAGGTAAGATGAATTTCGTTGTTTTGTTGTAGTACATACTACCAAAATTTTTCGCTTCCGTCAGTTTCATAGTATTCTTTAGTGTGTTCCCACAAATTATTGTTTTTGTGCCAAGCAATTTGTTTAATTGCTTGATCAATAGTAATTAATCTATCTTCAATACTTTCTGGGTTAAATTTAAATACTCTTACTTCATATCCATCGTGGCTTTGTACAGCTATTATATATGTTTCGTAGCTATAATCTTCTACTGCAAGATCTATATTTAATTCATGTTTAAAATACCAATGAATTGCTAACCAATAATAAGCTAATTGTCTACAGTAATCAAACTCTTCTACTGAATGCTTAAAATTGTATATATCCGCGGTAGTCTTAATATCTACTAAAATAATCTTCTTGTTTGTATGGTCAATCATCACTCTATCAAGTAATGATTTACACTGAATATCACCCAATTCTGAAGCGTTTGGGTATTCCCAATTAATATGAAATTCATTATGAACTTCAAATGTCTTAGGAAATTCGAATAATAATTCGTTTGCTTTTTTATGCTGTTGCATATTTTGCTTTATACTCTTTAAAAGAGCAAGATCAGTAAAAGAAATAATTTTCTTTTCATCTTTCTTACTTAGGTATTCAAGATAATCCTGATAGACCATAATTAGTCCTTCGGCATCTTCAATACATTTTTCTTTTGTTTTCTTGTTAGAATATGCTTTTTTATAAGCTTCATACTTAAGATCATCTTGACTTTTAAATGGGTCAATTTGCATTAATCTATGGTATTCTTCAAGAAAATCTTTTTGTTGTTTTACTTTAGGTATATTAAAATCTAAAATAATATAATCATTCCAAAATTCATTAGGTTGAAGTATGTACTCATGTATCATTGTACCTTTTTCTAATTGAGGTAATTTTAGACCTTCTTCTTTTCCAGATAGCATTTTATATAAATAAGCTGGTCCTTTTTTAAGGAACCAGCCTATGTTACTATTGGAAATTCTTGTTAAATCTTGGTAGTAGGGAATTTCTATATTCATTTATACAATATCTATAGTGTTTTCTTCATTTTCTCCAATATAATCTACAGTATCATCTTCAAAAGTATCTATGAAATCTACTGTATCTTCACTAAAATTAGATTTAATTCTTTCCAATAAGGCTTCTTTCTTAGTTAATTTTTTCATAATTCAAAAGTTAGAGGTTGGTAATGAATCGAATAAGATTCGTCTAATATACTCACATTAGCTACATGAACATTAGTCCATTCTGTATCTTCTTGAAATACATAATCATATATAGGACATGCTGTAATATTATGATTTCCAGTATGAACGTGTCCACATAATGCATACTTTGGTTTCTTTCGTCTAATTTCATCAGTTAATGCAGCACAAACGTATTTTATTTCAGTTCCATTGTCATGAGTAGTTCCAACTTCTCCGAAATTAGATGCTTCGTGAGTCATTAATATATCTAAATCTTTTGGTATCTTTTCATATTTCTTAGCTAATTCAGCGTGATTAGCCATGAATGCCCATGGTCCACATTGTTTACACCAAGGTGTTCCATATATTTTATACCATTTGTCATCAGTACTATTATATACTTTTGTTTCTCCATCAATCAATATAGTTAACTTATTAAATAAGTAAGTATTTGGTTGAGTAATCATCTTTTCAAACCAAAAATCATGATTACCTGGAGTAAGTATAATAGTAGGGCAATCTATCTTCATTATCCATTCTTGAAATTCATTAAATATCCATTTTGTCATTTGGATATAATCTCTTTGAATATCTAATGGAGATATATCACCACATATTAATAACAGATCACATGGTTCTATATCAATAAGGTTACCATGTAAATCACTAATTGCTGTTACTTTCATTTAGTTTCAATTTTTGTACTCTATCTTCGTGCTCTTTTAGCATTTTATTACATTTATCTCTTAAATATTTTACAAAACATAGACATTCATTTCCTTCAAATTGTTTAAAGAACTGATCTGCTGCGTCTTTGTAAATTTTTGTACAATACGATTTCTCTCTATAACCTTCATTATCTAGTAATACTATATCTTCAAAGTCATCACTATCTTTTGAAAATATGTGAAGAAGAATTGCAGTTCTAGGAGATATTTGTATAAACTTTCTCTTATAGTTCTTGAATTCGTCTAATACATTCATCAGTTTCTTTATGATTGTGTACTACAAATAACTTATACTTCTCAGCTAATCCTTTATTTAAAAGATACCACATGAACCATTTCCATTTATATGGCCATACGTCATTAGGCCTTCCTTTAGCTTCGATAATAAAATTATCTCCAACAAAGTCTGGAGTATATGTCATAGGTCGTATCTTTTTACCACAAAACGTAAATGCTGGTATTAATTCAAACTTAATAGGCTCATATTCTGCTTTGAGATTATGAGCCTTTAATTGTTTATAAACATATGTTTCAAGTTTACTTTTAAATTCAATACCATCATATATATTTGGTGTGGCATTTTTAACTTTCTGATTTGTCGTTTTCTTTCTTTTTGTTTTTCTTTGCTTCATAACGATCAATATATGTACAAAGTAAACTTCCACAAAGATTTCCAATAAAACTAATCAGAATTAATTGTAACCATGTTAAGTCTGGTGTACTATTTAACCATTCCATGTTCATTGTCTTTTTCTATTTTTGTAAGATGAACTGTATCATAGCTTCTTTAGCTTTTTCAACAGTACTTCCAAATATCTCTTTTCGTTTTGGATGAAATTCTAGTATACGGTCGTGAAAGAAATGTAGATCTGAAGTAAACCATATCATAATGTTTCTTTTAACCAATTTTTAATTACTTCAAAGCCATTTAGTTTCACCGCATCAGATATATCTTTAGCTTTCCATTTTTTATGAATTAGAAAGCCATTTAAACCTGTTTTAAGGCTAATTTTACGCATATTTTTAACTCCAGAAATATCCCTATCGAAACATATTAAAATGCGCTTAAATCGAAGTTTAAGTGCATCTATAACATCTGGAGTAAGAAATGTGCTTTCTGAAGCTGGTGATATCGCAGTATAACCCATTTCATATAAACACATAACATCCTTCATAGATTTAGTAATAATTAGTAAATCACCTTTTTTAGGTAATTGTTCATATCCCTGAATATCATATGGGGTTAAATTATTACGCCATTTAGTATATTTATCTGCTAAAGGTCTATAAATCTTGAATCTATCATATACTTTATATGCATACATAGGATTATTTTCCTTATACACTCCCTTTACTACACCATCACATAAATAATATTTTATACTACTTACACCAAATTTCTTTAAAGTCTTTAGAGAAATTCCAAATTGTGACCAATATTGTTTATCTATATCTGTCCAGTCTTGTCTAACTACTCCGATAACTGTTTCAGTAGATTTCTCTACTTCTTTATTACTATGCAATACTGTATTATTAGTAATTTGCATATCTTTTACTATTTGATTTAGTAGATCATTATAATTAGTTATACCAGTATATAACTCTACGAATTTGATTATATCTCCGCATTCTCCATTACCATGATCTTTAAATAGTAATTTTCCAGTCTTCTTACTTCGGAATATTCCAAATGAAGGATTCTTATCCTTTCTGAATGGACTATTATAGATAAATCCAACCTTAAATTGTCCTAGATATCTAGCATAAATATCATATTCTGTGACTTTTGATAAGATATAATCCAAAGTAATAGGATTATCTTGTTTTTTAATTCTTTTAGAGTCATACATATGATATAAATTTGAATAAGTGCAATGTGGGGTAACGATCCCCACGAATCTAACCATTAGACATTGCTCCACCTTTCACAATACCCCCTGTGTGGTCAGTGCCAGCCTACGATCTGGTATGCTTACATGATAAAATCAGAGGCCGCATAGTCTTCGTTCTATTGCGCAAATAGAATTTATATTTTTAAAATGGCAATCCATTAGGATCGGCATTATTTGTGTTATCTAAAGTTCCATCTACTACGGTAAATGATTCATTAGATAATAGTGGATTTGGATTCGATTGTTCAAAATCAGCAATTACTGGCTTCTCAAATTGATCAATATTCAACTTGACAATAACAGACTCATTTTTATCAACAATCGTCATCGGTTCAATAAATCTATATTTTGCATATTTCGGTAGAGTAGTATAACCACTATTATTATATACTACTTTAATACGAAGCAATGTAGACTTATCTGCATTGTTAAGCTTTTCAGCTACCCAAGTAATAAACTCCTTAAAGCTTTCGCCATTAAAGACTCTATCTTCAGGATTTGGATAATAGCACTCAAGAATTTGATCAATTCTTGCAAACTGATTATCACATTTTCTTTGCAAATCTTCATCGGACATATTGTCTGATTTAGACGGTTCCCACTCTGTATGAGTCATAAATTTACCATCTTTTGCAACGAATTTAAACTCAATAAAATTATTACCATTAAGAGACTTATCTACTCTAATTGATTCTAATACTACATTGTCATGGATACCAGCTGCTAAATATGCAATATCTTTTTTCTGGATAGCTTGTGCTCTTTGTGAACTATAAATCATCTTCTTCTATGTTTTGGTTATTCTTGGTCTGGCAAATAAATTTTATCCCAATATACTGAGATTTTTCCTTCGTCATCACTTTCTGCGATAACAATATTTTGACCTCTTAGGTGTGGAGCTCTTGCTTCAATAGTAATATTCTCCCCACCTTTAAAGGATGCAATGGTTTGGTTCTTCTTTCTAGAAATATATGCGATAGCATCTGCTTCTCCACATATTATATTACTTAACTTTCCAGCTAAGTCTAATTCCATTTCTGAAAGTTCTTCACCATCTTTGTTTACAAGTTTATCCTTAGTATGACCTATCAGGATAAAATTTTCGCAAAGTTCTCTAAACATATCTAATACTTTACGTACGGCTTGTCTTACATAAAACCAGCCACCGCCTTGCGGCAGTAATCGTACGTCTCCCTTATAACTCTTCCCCATCGGAGTTTGATTATATAAAGTGAGAGCATATGATAACGTAATTTCTTCCAAACGTGTTGCGTTATCGATCGTGATATATTTGTAGAAATATCCATTACATTCTTTATTCTTTTGTCTAATGGCATTAGCTATTTCACCTAAATCATTAATATTTCTAGCTTGTACTGCTAAGCAATCAATAAATTCAGATCCACCCTCTAGATCGATAATTAAATTATTTTCTAAATGAGCTGCTAATGTTGTTTTACCAGATTTCGGTTTACCAAAAAAGATAAGAAATCTTGGATTTCTCACCTTTGCTTTAATTTTCTCAGTAGGTAATACTATCATAATGTTAGTCTATCTACTTCTCAGAAAAATTTGAAAGAATTTGATATAGTTTTTGAAAAGTTTTGTAAAAATTCTGAAAAGATTTGTTATAAGTTAAGTTACGCTGCAATTTCTAATGAATTAATATTCATTGAGATATTGTAAAGAATAATACGATCCTTCTTAGGAAGATCATTAAAGAATGATGAATTTGTAAACTTCGGAATCAATCGAGAACCTACTTGGATATAATTACCATGAATCTTAACCGGAATATCACCAATCTTAAAATCATAAGAAGGATTCTCTGTATAGTAAATATAATCAAACAAGCGAGAAGCTGCTTTATTCCATTCTAAATTCAATGCTTCCGGAGTAATATCCAAAATTGTATAATTCTCATACGGAGCATTATCCAATGTCAAAATTGTATACTTGTTATCATTCTTATTAGCCCACGGAAAGATAGATTTAATCTTATCCAAGATACTAATTGTATAGTCGTTCTTCTTAGAAGAAGTAGTTGTCGTAAAATACTTACTCAAATCGATCGTATAGTCAAGATTTGTGTTACTTTTTGCCGTATTGTTTACTGTATTATATTTGTATGTCATAATTCGCCTTTATTTAACCAAGATTAATAAAAAATCCTATCTATAATTCAATTAGGTTGTTATATTTCAGGTCATTCTCAAATTCAAGTATTGCTAACTCTCCTTCTCTTACTTTAAGAAAATGAAGATATACTTTATTCTGTACAGGTAGTCGTTGAGGACCATATGCTGTTATACCTAAAGTTTCAGGTCGAGATAAAACAGCTATAACATCACTGCCTTGAAATACAGAGTCAGATGATGATAAATCGCTTCGCATCGGATAGTGACTCGATGGATTATTAATTCTATCAATATTTTCTATATTACGATTCATTTGAGATAATTGTATGATACTTGTCATACCAACTTTCTTTGCTTTAATAAATACTCTTTCGAGCTCAGATATAATCATTCTTTCATCTTTATAGTTATCACTATTTACTAATAAAGTATGATCCAGAATAACTATTAACCATTTATCCTTAGCAATCGTATTTTGAAAATATGTAATTGTATCGTCTATCTTTTGTACTGTAGCTGCATCATCCACATAATATATAGGATAATCTTTAAAAGATTCTGCAGTTTTCTCAACTAAATTAAGTTCAGTATCAGAAAGATCTTCTGATGCCGAGTACAATTGTGTAGTTGTTTGACGCAACTTGTTAGATAGTTTTCTTCCTACTTGTGCACGGCTAAGCATTTCAAATGAGAAAGAAAGTACGATCAATTCTTTGTTAGAATTAAGTTCAATTAAATCAGTTTCAAGCGTATTTACAAACGAAGACTTACCAGTTCCTGATGCTCCTACAATTGTATAAACACAACCAGGTTCAATTCCACCACAACACATTTCATTGAATTTATTCCACCTGCTTTTAAGTGGTTCAATTTCATGGTTTTTACGTCTTCGTATATATGTAACAGCTTCATTTGCAGCTGTTGATATATGTTTAAACGGTAATGGATTAACGTAATTTTGTTCCATACAACATAGTAGTTTCAGGTTGGTTAATGTTCATTTGCTCTTCAATTAATTCCCATTCATGTGAAGTAAGCCATTTCCACATAGTTTTCATATAACCAAGCTTACCGGTCATTGCCTTATCGGAAAGTTCAAAGTTCAAAGCGGTTATGATCCTATTATGAAGATCAGGATTGCCTTTAACCAATTTGTTATAATACTCTCTACATTTCTTAACATTACTTCTAAGAAAGCCTTTAGTTCCATCTGGTCTATTAACCATTATTGGATATAATGTATAAAATTGCTCAAAAAGTACGTCTTTAGGAGTCAATTTATCTACTAATTCCTTAGTAGGTTTATACACTAATTTTTTACTATCATCTTTCTTCTGAATAAGATTTCTGTCGATTAAGTCTTGTATTTCACTATCACTGACCAGGCGAATAAGTGGTGTGATACCTTGATGGGATTTTTGATTCTTATCTAATACAAGACTTAAAAATACTAACTGATTAATTGATATATTGTCTATTATTTCTAATAAACTTGTATCTAGTTCAATGATCATGCTCTTAAAAATTTTAAAAGCTTGTCAAAGATTTGTTATTTTCTGCCAATTTTTGTTAAAAGTTAAACAAGCTTAACTGTCTAGGTTTTAACTGTTCAATCACTTTAACACATTGAGTAATATAATATTGATAATCAACATCATATATACTCTGGAATGTTTCTCCTTGAGAATATTTCCATTGAAGATCTTCATCAGAATATAATCGATTATGAAGTTTTACTCCATGACCTTTTAGCATATTATGATATGATCTTTTTCCAGTTTCATCTAATTTCCATTTCCATAAGTAATATCCACTATTACTAACGTAAAATCGATTAGTTCTCTGCTGAATTTGTTCATTATACTCAACTGTCCACTGTTTACCAGTCTTCTCAGCTTGTAAGAATTTACGTATATCTCTACATGATTTAATTGTATCTTCTACTGGAATATTATGAACAAAATAGTTAATAATTGCTTCAGGTATTATCTTAGGTGATAATCCCTTTCCTAAGGTAACGTCAGTAAGAAAAAATCCTTTTTTCTTAATATCGTTATTTATATCTACTCCAAAATAGTCATTTATTGCTAATTGATAAAATGAAGTAAATTTTTCAGTTTCTAGAGTAAGTTTAGTAAGCTTTTCCCATTCACTTAAAACTGTTTGTAGTTCTTCGTATTTATCCTTTTTACATGTATATAAGATACCATCAGTATTAATTTGATGTAACTTACATCCTAAAGATAATAGTCTCTCAGAAAGCATTAAAAGTAGTAATTGTCCATTAATTCTAATTTGCATTACAGTAAATGGACTATAACACCATGAATGTTCATTTTGTAAATTACCACTTAAACCGTTTAGTGATAATTTAAGTGTTTTATCTATTACTTTAATTTTATTCTTTTTAGCAATTAATCTTCTTGTACGAATATTAGAATATGTTTCTAAAAATTCTTTACCTAAATGTGGTGGATATAAATCGTGTTCGATAATCATACTTGGGTATAGTGAACTAACATCAGAATCTAATAATAATTCATTTTCTTTAGGCTTAATTATTTCTATACCGCAATCTCCGTGAATACCACCAACACCTACGGTTATTTTCATGTCACCGAATACGAAAGTATTTTCATAACCCTTTCTACCTGGAGAAACATTATGTAATTGCTTCATCTCTTTTAATACGTTTTGTAATATAGGGCTATTAAATTTTATCCAAGGAAAAATAACTTTCTCTAGATCTATTTGATCACAAGGACTTCTTAGTTGTTCTAATTTATCCTTAGTAATACCAGTATGTCTAATATATTCTTGCTCAAGAATTTTCATACCAGTATTTACTCCATCAAGACTTAAACAATTAATTTTATATTCTTGTTCAATAGAAACTCTTAGTTCTAAATCACTTTTGCACCTATATAATAATTCTTCAGTAGATTCTACATCATTAATATTATATAGTATTAATTTATCCATGTCTTTTTCTAGAAGATCTTGTTTCCAATCGACTATAAATTCTTCTACATTCTTATATTGCATAGTTACTTGCATCTCTTTTAAAGATACTCGTAGTGCTTTAGAATATAGCATTGTTAATAAATCAATTGATAAGAAATTCTTAGCATATTTATACTCTTTCCATAATCCAAAATCAGAATTTTTATCAATTACGATTTGACTCATTCTGAATATAGATTCAGTTATTTCTCTCGTACTAAAGAATTCAAAATATCTTTTTCTATATAAAGAAAAGATATAATTTAGTACTGGATTATCATAATGATGATTATTATAACCAACATAATAACAATCCTGAGTAAAGTAATCAAGGAGATCTTGAATATCTACTTTTCTAGAAGAGATTTCAAATATCTGAATTACTCCTGTTTCTGTATTCTTACAAGTACAAGTAAATATGTTCTTAAGAACTTCAATATCAAAGACTATACAGGTTTTGTCTTTAATTTTCATAGCTATAATTTGTGTAACACGTCTTGGATTCGAACCAAGTTCCTATATAAGCGCTTATATAGACTACCAACTTTTCCCTTATAGTTTCGGATTATTTACGTGTTATATTGTGCGTTGAACAGACGCACCCCTGTTTCATAGACGAATATCAGCTTACGCTGCAGTTTTATCCTGTTTTTGTAAACGAGTGATAGTAACTCCGTCAATCTCTCGATATTTAGAGTTAACCATCTCCATGATACATACTTCAGGATTATCTGAATCATAAATAAAGTATCCTACCACTTTATCAGATTCTTTTTCCATCATTTTGTTGAAAGAATATTTTACGATATCCTTTAACTTATCTGGAAGACAGACAATAGCACCAACTCTATCTCCAGTAAGAGATGGTTGATCGATATATTGGGTTCTCACAATATAACGATGTTTACTACTATCTTGTTTTTTTGGTTGTTCGACAATAGGTCGAATTTCCACTTTGTTCTTTACTTTGGGTAATTGTATACCACCCTTAGAAAGGTACATTTGACGTCGTTCAAGTTTCTTTTTATTACGACGTTCTTGTGCCAGTTTAAAATGCTCAAGATCTTTTAATGTCTTTTGTTTCTGAGTAAGTTCTACTCGTTGAAGTTTCTCCATACGAGCTTTACGTTTCTCAGCAAGCATACTTAAACGCTCTTGCTCTGATTTAGCTCTTTTCTCCTGTCGTGCTTGATACGCTTTAGGATCTGCTGCAATTTCAGAAGCTTGTCTTTGCATTTCTGCTTTATAGGCTAAATAACCAGCTTTTCTAGCTTCTGCTGCTATTTTTTCTCTCTCTTCTTTTGTTGTATGTTTTATTTTATCCTTAATTTCCTTATGATGAATAAGCTTAATTGCACGCTTTTTATTACGTTCAATTCGCTCTTCCTTAGTAAGTTTCTGTTGCTTAGGATTAAAGTCTTCAAACTTTGTTTCCATAGCAATCATTTTTTCATTATGTTTTTTCTCGATCTCTTTATCGATAGCTTTTTGCTTTTTAGAAGTGTCCTTAGTAGGAATACTAGTATGAATCTGGATAAGCTTCTTTGCTTTTTCTTCCCGTTTCTTTAAAGCTGCCTCTTTACGCTTTTTAGCGGCTTCTGCTTTAAGCTCTTCTTTTCTAGTTTCCCAAGCTTTCTGTTGTTCTTCCTTAGCAATTGCTTTATTAAGAATACGATCTGCAAGTGCATTTGCATTTGCAATAATTTTCTCCTTAAGCGCTTTTACCTTATCTAAAGAAGATGTTTTCTTTTCTGTAGATTTGATATCTTTTGTTTTCATAAATTTTGATAATTTTAGTGTTAATAAATAAGTTTTCGAGACTTGTGATTCGTCCGGGATTCGAACCCGACTTGCCAAACTCTTGTTCCTACTTAAAGGGAGCGACAAATCTTCCTTTTTATGCTGCCAAATACATGTATGCTCCGCTAGTATCTAACTCAGCTGCATCATTAAAGTCAGCAAGTTTCTTTTTTAGGCCATTAATCTCCAACTGAAGATTGTTACGAAGTTTGTTTAGATAATCACGAGTAAGTTCCTCATTCTGTTTAAGATTCTTCTTGCCCTTCTTCATCTTTAGGGTAGGATTAATCGTTGACTTCTCAATAATAATACCTAATTGAACGAATTGTTCATTCTTCTCTGATAACTCAAAGATAATAGGATAAATACTATCTTTCGGAAAATCGCTACGTGATTTAAAACCGATATTGATACAAAACTGATCTAGTTTCGTCTGAATACGGTCTATAGCTTTTTTATTAATATCATCTAACAATGCTTTCATATCATAATGACGCTTGAACCCATTCTCAACTAAGTTCTCTGTTCGAATGATCATCCAGTTATTAGTGATATCTTTATTTAACTTCTCTAGCTTTGCCTTAATTTCTGTTGATTTAATTTTCATATACAAATTGATTTTAAATTGTTAAACATCTATTTATATACTTGAATTATCAACTACCTGTGAGGGCGTATTCATCATCGATAATGACATCCTCTTCTTATTCTCGAGGCTAGCCAACCCACTTAGCATGTTATTATACATACCGTATTACGCCCATGTTATGGTAGAGAAATTAACTCATCTCTTTCTCTACCAGGAAATATCTTGAGTAATGTGTAATATCTATTCATCATTCATCACAGAATATAATTACCATTACTTATGATTTTCGATTTTATGGACGACGGAATAATACTTGCGATGGATTTGAAAAATCCACTACAACAGCTTGACCAGAATTGTCTTTTACTAATACTCCATTTATTAAAACATTTTTTCGATTAGGAACTCCTTTCTCAACTGTAGAGTTCTCTTCAGTCATTGTTTTAATATCTGAAGCTAATACAAAACGATATGCAACAAAAATTGCAGATATAGCCAAACTATAATTTCCATCTTTATAATAATTTGAGAAACGATCACACATATCTTTATATGCATCATCATTTCGACCACTACCCATACCGGTTATTATCTTAATTAATCTAAGACAAATTGTCTCAGGATTAAGTACATATTCTCCACCAAATAGGCGATTTAACCATGAAATACTCGTTTTACCAAGTGTTATCGATCCATCTTTATTGACTTTCTTATATTTTGCTATTTGCTTTTCATCTGTAAGTAGCAATTGATCTACAAGAATAGGATCACTAAACATGTAAGTTAAATCTCTAAACGCCCACGGACTTATAGTAAATCCCTGCTCGGACATAGTAATTAGATATTAACGTCAATACCTAACTCTTTCATCCGAGTCCGACAAGCTGTAGCCTCAAGCTCATTTGCCTCGGCTAAAGTTCCACAGAACTTCATCTGAGCATTCAAGAAGCTCTGAAGTACGTTCTTCTCATCCCGGTTAAGGGCCATAACTTCCGGTACTAATTTAACATAGTCTACAAAGATAGTAATTTCTTCTTTGTTAGACCGTTCGTACTTCTCAATTGCTGCTTTAACAGTAGAAGCCGATGGTACCGGAATAACTTTCGTAATGTCGTCAATATTGGCGATATCGAGCCGTAATTTCGGATCTTTATTGAACTGAACTTTACGTTCGTTACTCATTGATTCTACTAACTCGACTGAAGTTACCTCTATCGGTCGAATTGAGTATAGATAAATAGGCCGACTTAAAGTCAATGCACCATTCTTTTTATCTTCTGAATAATTTGTATCTACTGGGTTCCGTTCTACTACTAAAATATATTTACCCAGAGTTGCGCCACATTGTGCGGCATTAATACGCATATAATCCATAATTTGTTTCCTCCTTGATTTCGTGGTTGATTCCACCAACGAAACATTTAAATTGTTTTTAAAAGATTAATAAACTCAAATAAAATAAAAGAACTTCTTTACTGGAGTATTTCCTAAATAGGGGATGTTGTTGCCCAGGTGCCTGTTATCTTATCGCCTACGTCAATTCAATGACTACTCCTTGAAATTATTCTTTATACTTGATAAGCTTATTGGATTCTATTTCACTCTGTAATTCTGCTACTGCTATTACTCTAGCACTCCATAGAGACACATTTAAATAGATACTTCCTCTTCTTAAATGACACTGTTTCATCTAGTGCATTATGGAACTAGTCTTACTCTAGAATTATCCAATTATACTTTTCATATTAACTAATGAAGGTTCGTGTCATGACTAACTGTCCCTCACGCTTGCCCAACATCAGACTAATGAGATCTTACGACATTAATTAATAAGTCACAAGATCAATACGTTTTTTACTATCTTCTACCGCTGTATATTGATAGGGATATGCACATGCTACTAGTTCTTTACATTTCTAGGCTTCTCTAGCAAACGTTATATCTTTGTCAATACAAATATACTATTACTAGTATGTGTGTCTTAAATTGGCTTAAACACACTGATAAGATATAATAAACCACATAGGATTACTTTATCGAATATTCCACATATACGGTCATTTTAGGAACGTTACCAAACCCAACACTTCTAGTCTTTTCACTCTAAAGTGGTTGCCACTCTATTCTTTCATATGCAGTATACTGCCCATATGACCTTTTCGAGGATTTTTCTGTTTTACAAGCTCGAATATTGAGGACTTTCACCTACTTTCCATTTACTCTTACTTATGAAAGGTCTATAGTATTAGTACTAAAGTTCTATAAGTTTCAATGAAACGCTTTATACCGATCATATGATTTATCATCATACTCTAGTACTCATGCACGAAGCAATAACGGTTGGCTTGTTGAGGGCGCAGTCAGAAAATGGTTTATCTTATCCTACAAATGATAGACTTTTCCTAGCGAGGACTTCCTCAAATTTACTTTAACTCGGGATTTTGGCCCCTACGGTGTTAAACATGTTAATACTCTCTAATATTCTTTGTTTAAGAGGAAATATGACTCTCGGGCCAGTGGTGAATCTTTGGATTCAGTAGCTCTACGTTAATAGACTTGAACTTAGCCCATTGACTTTACAAAAGCCCTACTTTCGTTATATATTTTAAAGAAAGCATACTAAACTTTGCAGGTTTCTCGGATATCAACCGACGGACTCTGTTAGCCGACGTCAAAAACTTTGTATTAGGTAAGTCAGACCTGTTTTAGATATATACAGTGTTACCGTATTACAATCTTGCCAAGAGTTGTTCTAAAACTTGGATTAACGTTTTGGTACGCTTCACCAAACCTCTGCGTTTCCATTTATTATCGTGATATAACTCATGCAGTAAACACAATCACGTTGATATTAATAGTTCTATAAAGTATAGGTTTGGCACCTAATCCGGATAATCTGTCATACATGTTCATAGAAATAAGTCTCGAATTCATTTCTATTTCCTAGTATGGATCATAGCCACTCAGCCATATGAATCCTTAGTAATAACACCAACTGTTGACCTTTACTTCTAAGAATAAAAGCTGTAGTAATTGATTCTACTTTCTTTGGATTCGTAGCACCTTATAGCACCCTCTATTAAATATCTAATCTCCTTCATAACTATACTTTCCCTATATTCTTTCATATAGATGTTTCAGCACTAATATAGTGAACACTAAGATGGCAAATTTATTTAACCTATCCAAATTAATTAAAGTGGATTCAGTAAGGTAGCTTTGGACACTACCCGGAACTTAGTCAGTTCTTTGTTGAGTAATTCTATCACCCTTTGTGATAGTTGCGGTTGCTGTTTAAAGTCCCTTCTTGATTTCAGGATTGGTTTCCTCCACGGACTTCTAATGAAGTTTACTATTGTCTTTACTCTAAGACTTAATAATTACATTGTCACCTATAATTATTAATAGCTGCTGAAGCAGACTCCATATATCGTTTATCTTCTACGTTTCCCTACTTTATCGGTAAGCGTATCGAAGTGTCTTCTCTTAGTATATTCGCCAGACGGTTCTCAATATCTATAGAATGGATTGATATCTACACTATTCCATTTTCTTATTAACTTTTCTAGAGTAAAAGGATATACTCATTAACAAGTTATCATATTACCTTTTGAATTGCGTGTTAGCGCTATCATATTCTCATATCCTGTTTTCCTTGTCTATATTATGCGATTCGTTGATCAGACTTGTCCAAACATAATATACGCTGTCTTATTGCTTTTTAAGTGTACAGCTACAATACCACTCTCCTTCTTCTTACTACGGGTAAGGAGTCGTTTGACCCGACAGCTTTTATCTTTAACTGTTATATTATACACCATGCAAAAAGTAAACACATTATAAAGAAGATAATTAAGCCTACAAATGCTAATTTATCTAATGTATTATTATTTGCTTTCATCTCTCTACGCTTTTAGGAATCTGAACATCTGGTACGTGAAAGCGAGGAGTAGGTAGAGTAAACATCACTACTTTCTCCAAATATTCAGTTTTTGTTTCATATTCTTTCCTTTCTTTAACTGGTTTCTTTACTACCTTTTCCACGATTTTCGTGGGGTGATTAATGGTGACATCAATGTTAGCAATCGGCATATCACTTTTTACATTGGAAACACCTTTATTAAGATCAATCTCTAAGGACAAATTGCCCTTAGGATCGAACTTTAATGCGGGCAAGTCAAGTGGTTTTACTTGGTCTGCCCGAACCTCTTCTACTTGAAAGAAGTTCGTATTATAGGATAATAATATACCTACAATAGCAAATGATACGTATGTAAGTAAATTGCCATGTCTACTCATTTTGATAATGATTTATAGTTATTTACTTCTTCTCTTCCACCGGTTTCTCGTCTTTCTTAGGATCTGCAGTTTCCTCAGATTTCGGAGTTTCCTTAGGATATTCGCTTTCTGTATATAGAGCGAAGGCTGCATCCTTGTCTACGTACATGTTACGAATTTCGATCATTTTATTCGTTGCATTGAGCATGAACTTCGGATCTGCCATAGGAACTTCAGTCTTATAAGCTTCATAGAATTTGTTCATGATCTTCTTGGCGAGTCCTACTTCATATGATTTAGGATCGTCAGTATTAACAACTAATTTACTTAGTTGCGGTACCTGTAAGAAGAAATCTCGAGTAGGCTCAAGGATTCCGTTCTTAACTGCTGTAGTTTCGTCAATTGGCTGTTTAGAATCCGCATTACGAACACGAATAAACGCTTTAATTAAATCAACTACTTCATCCTCACTCAGAACTGGAAGATTATATTTTACAGTCGAATGAGCGAAAATTGGATTATGATCTGCTATAAGAGAACTAACAGTTCCCTGACATAGACCACGTACTAATGCTGTAGATTTATTACCTAACAGGGTAACAGCATCTTCGAATAATGCACCTAATCCAATCTTGTTCCAAGTTTCCTTTTTTGCTTCGTCTGGTTCTTGATTCTGTCGATATAATCGTACTTTCATCAATGCCTCGCTGAAACGATTTGGAAAAGGGGAGTTCTGCTGTGATAAGATATAGGATAATCCATTCTTTGCATCATTCTCATCCTTCCACTTAGCAGCATCTAGCTCAGGAACTACAGGAGCTTTTTTCTCTTGTTTAATTTCCTCTTTAGCTTCTTTCTCTGTTTCTGGAGTAATGTCCTTAAATGCTAAGGTCATTTGTTTACCATCCTCAGATACGTGATGCGGCAACATTGTAACACCAATATTATTAAATGTATTAATAACATCTTGAACAATGACATCATCATTTGGAACTGCAAGACCTAATTCAAGTTTCTCTTCACGAGCTTGAATAGAAGCCTTAGTCATACCCCAAGCAAGATTATATGTGAAGGCTTGCTCCATCTTAATCGTTGCTGGTTCACCAGATTTCATTCCGGCTATATGACGCTGAGCTACTTCTAGTAGTCGAGCATAACCATCGCCAGACATTCTCTGATGTGGTTGTAACTTAATGTTGTTTAAGTCGATTTTTGAAGGAATCTCTTCCTTTGGCTCCGGCTTAACCTCTTCAGTTACAACTGTTTCTACTGTAGGATCTACAGGTGGTGGAGTTTGTTTTCTCTCCTCTTTTTCTACCTCAGGCTTTTTTACTTCCTTTGGTTTTTGTGGATTATTTACTTGAGTTTGTTTTGTACTCTTGTTATCCTTTACTTCAGTATCCTTTACAGAAGTTTGCTGAATTGTTTTATTTTTCTTAGACATGATTCAATTGATTTGTTTACTGTCCTTTACAGTTTTAAATTATTAAAATAACTAATGATAGAAATAGTAATGATCCCGAAAATAGTTAGTAAGCTAGCTTGAATCCTCGTGATCTGGTGACGCTCTGGTTCTAGTATGAACTAGAAGATTTTCTCCTTGTTGTTGGTCTCCTTGGTCTCTAATAAACCACATATAAGCCTTACTTACAGACTCAATTGTTGCAGTAATCATTGGTGTCACTCCAACGATTTGCAAAGCCTGTATGGGCATGTGGTTTACTACAGAGACCTTTTCTATTTGGTCCTTTTTAGGCTCGATATTACGAGTCTTACTTTGGATACCAAATCCAACAACAATCGCAAATGCTAGTGTCAATATTAAATTGATACCTAGCTTTGGGCTACCTTGTACTCTAGCGATTGCTACAATCACTAGAATTAAAGCAACAATCATAGAAATGAAAGTCATTGTTGTCATGTTCTGTTAATTTTTTGAAAGTTTATGAAAAATTTCTCTCAACCTACGTTTTGCCTTATTCAAATCGGACTTTACAGTACCAATAGGAATTCCAAGCTTAACACTCAGTTGATCGTAACTAAGACCTTGATAGTATCTTAACTCGAGTAAATTTCGATACTTAGATCTTAGGCGAGATAATGCTATTCTTAGAAGTTCAATATTCTCCGTTTTAATCATATCTGACTCGGGATCTGGAGCTGTCTCTTCTAATTGAATAGTATTTGTCTCATTATCTATGCTGAAGTTCTTACATAAATCCTTTGTGGCTCTTATATAATCAATAGTAGTATTAACTGCTATTGTCTTAAGCCACGCTTCGAAGCTAATAGGATTTACATAAGAACTGAGTTTACTAAAGGCTTTTATAAATGTGTTACTCAATAGATCTTGGGTAAGTTCATCATCTTTGACTATATCAAAGATAATATATCTTATCAGTCTATGATACCGTTCATATAACTGATTAAAAGCCTTATCATCACCGTGTTTTGCTTGTTCAATTAAGATTTTTTCTTCTTCTTTCATATAACAAGCATTAGTTAGTGGAAACTAGGGGAGTCGAACCCCTAGAATCCTTTGTTTAGAACGCCCTCTGCGACGACACAGCTATCTCGTCTGAAAGTAGGCAAATCTTATTACACTTCCTTATTTCTAAACTAAAATGGAATACCTAATATATATCTATAATAATATGTATCATATACATATTTACGTATCCAATAACATTGAATTAAGTTATCAAATATTTCATCAGAGTATATCCTAGGTAATTCTATTTTGTCTAACATTGCTACAGCAATTCTTAGTCTTACTAAGTCTGTAGTATGTTTGCTCCCTATCATCTTATTAGGATGAAAAAGACGTTGAGATATCCAAGCAATCCATTTCTTAATTTTTGCTTTTATCTCAATCCAAGTACGCCAGTCCATATTATCTGGACATACTGAACAAAATTTCCCATCTGGAGTTTTAATCCAACCAAAATATTTTTCATATTCTGATCCAATTATTCCCCAATCCATACAATAACCTTCATCTTCTCTAAATACTGGTAAAAAGTTTTCACATTTGCTAGTATTTTTAAAAAGATCTTTTATTGTATTACAGAGTTCGCCTCGTTGATCGAAGATTTTATCTCTATTTTCTTCCATTTATCGTCTTCTAAATAACGAATATTTATTATATCAAATAATTTTTCTGCTTCTTCCCAAGATATATGTAATTTACCTTGAATATCTGCAGTAACAGCAATTTTATTTAAATTACCATCTGGCTGAATATTCTTTATACTTATAAACTCATTATATTGTTCATCAGTATATTGAATGTTACTAGATTCTGTGTTTTCTTCTACTTTATTTGATTCAATTTCTTTAGATAGAAGAGTAAATTCAAATTTAGTAGGATCTTCTAAAATCTGTTCAACTATTTTATGATCTCTTTCGATAAGACCATTAGCAAATGAACTTAGTGAAATACTATTTGTGATTCTTATAAATGGTTCCTTACCATTTAAAGACAAAATATATTTCTGTTCACTGAATAAGTCTTTAACAATATATACTCCTGCTTTCATTTCTTAATTGATTTATAATATGTGTCAATAACTCGACTTGCTGTAAGCAAATCAACTCCAAACTCTTCTTGGATTAGACGATTCTTTTCAAAATCATCATATGGTTCATCCATTATCTTTTTTAATTTCTCCTTTTCACCGGGATTATCAAAGTATATCCAAAATGTTAGTCTCATATTACTCAGGAATTAAGAATGGAATATTTTCAAGTTTTAGTATCTCATTATATACTTTATTCCATTGTTTTGGAATATTGTATGTTTTGTAAGAACTTCTATGCTTTTTGGGATTGTGGTAATAATCCCACCAAGACCTACTTAATACAGTGATTTGAGGAAATTTCTTACTTTTTCCTTCATTCTTAAGTAGTAATACAATGTTCGATTTACTGGTTATTAAACTCTTTGCAGATGTTGCTTTTGTTACATCTGCTCCTAAGTTCATTAACATTTTAAGGAAACTAACGACACTTTGTCGTGGTCCTGCTAGTATACATTCTTTATTAAATGATACTAATCTTTTTTCAGCTATTTTCTCATCCATAAGCTTTTTAAAATAATTAAATAAATTGTTATCTAGGTGGGATTCGAACCCACAATCTCCTGATAAAATCCAGGGCTTTATCCGGTTAAGCTACTAGATACCCTCATTTTCGTAGTTAGCACGTTGATTTACGCCGCTCCTAGAGCAGTGTAATCAGTGACAAATGTATTGCCATTTAAATTTAAAGTGAACCTATTTTACCTTTCACTACTAGTCAAATCCAAGCAGCCCCATTTTAGTGTGTAGTTTCGTCTGAAAATATTTCGTCAACTAATATAGCCTCTAGGAGAATGTTATCATATTCTCCGTCTTCATTGTTTTCAATAAAAAGCTTTAATATGTCTTCATTCATAATCTAATTTTTTAGTGGAGCTGGAGGGGCAGATTCTTTTAAGTTATTAGAACATTCTATCTCCACATACGTTATAGTTATATGAAAAAAGAATGTTTATATTGTAATAATGAATTCCAAGCTGATTTACGAGAGGTAAATAGAGGAAATGCAAAATTTTGTTCACTTTCATGTGCTGCTAAATACAGAAATTTACATAGAAAGAAATACAAATGTAAATGTATTGTATGTGAACAGGAATTTGAAGCACAATCTTCCAAAGCAAAGTATTGTACAAATGCTTGTAAATTAAAAGATTATCGTAAAAGAATGAAATCTAATAATGCTATTACTAGATCGTTTTACAATTTTCTATTATTACAACCTTGTGCAATATGCGGTTGGAATAAAGCTTCTTGTGATGTTCATCATATTATACCTGTATCTAACGGTGGTAAAAATGAAATTACAAACTTAATAACTTTATGTCCTAATTGCCACAGAATGGTTCATAGGAACCTCATTTCTGAGAAGAAACTTAAAAAGTTTCGTGAATCTTGGACTATCTCTTCACCTTCTAATGAAGGGTTGGGCGCTCTAGCTGGTAATTAAGAACACTTTAGTTCTCCAGTAGTCTCTGCACTTTCATGTAGTGTACTACATGCTTAGCTCAGGATTGGCATGCAAAAATGTCATTTCTGAGCATTTTTGTTTAGCGTTCCCTGAATTCACCCAATTTAAACTCGACCATCTTAATCGAACCCTCGTCCTAATAGTTTCCAATAAACCTAATAAGATATATCACAGTTCTTATGATATAAATTTTAAAACTGAAAAAAAGTTTATGAAAGATAGTAGATAAAGAGAGATCACTCTCTCTTTACCTTATAAATCTATAGTAATAGTAAGTATTCTTTTTTATATAAGCGTATTTTCTGTAAGCATGCGCAATGCGACTTATGTCTTATCCCTAAATACATGCTTATCTCTTTAAAAAAGAATAATCTTAGGCATATAGCTCTCTATCACTATAGAAAATGCCTTTGATAGATCTATAGAATTTGAAGTTTACCTCATCATCAAAAGACTACAAGTATCAACTTCGGCTTAAAGCTCTAATTCTATGTGTGATTTGATATCATTACTATACTTAACTTACTTACGTAAGCCTATCACTAGGTCTTGACTCAAGGTTCTAGCGATTCAGCAGTACTTACGGTGTACTTTTTCAAGTGATAGTAATGATCTCAGGCACGTGATCAGTGGCTCAGAATTTTCCACTCTGGCTCAAGGCTCTTGAGTATCTTGTTAATTCAAGATAATTTTATTCTACTCTAATTCGAATATTTAAATCGTGGTATTAATCTCTTTCTAGAACTAAATATACGGAAAGAGATTGGGAGGCCTTTCGGACACTCCCAACTCTGATTTCGGAGTTAAATTACTGGATTAATATCTCCAATAATCCTCACCGTAGATAGCACGCTTAGCGTCACTGACGGCTTTATCACGCTTCTCTTCGGCTTCCTCAACGGCTTTATCATATGCACGATAATCTCCGTCGGACTCAAATTTTGTTTTAGCTGTAGATACAGCTGTCAAAAATGCTTTTTGAGCTTCTTCTTTCTTACGAGCCATACGAAGTTCTTTTAATGCTCGATCTTCTGTAGACTCTGCGTTTGATAAACGACGTTCAACTTCACGGGTCTCTTGTTCTAACTTCTTTGCAGCGATATTCTCTTTTGCTTTGTCTACTGCAGAAGTGTTCACTTTACCCTGATTGTTCTCTTGCTCTTGCATTTTTGCATCTAAATTAAAATCTGCCATAATTTTTAAATTTTTGATAAGTTAATAAAATTGATTTTTAAATTAAAATTGTTATTATTTACTTTTTAGTATTAACATATAATCCAAACCAATAATCGCTACCTTCTGATGTACTACTCCAGCTAATAGTGCCGTTAATAATCTCTTTATTACTATAATTACTATGAGCTATTCTATGTACACATTTAATTAGTTTATCAGTGATATCTCTACTTCGCAATATTTGATTGGTGACATTTTTTATATATCTACCATAAGCATTATTCTCTTCAAGAAATTGCTTAAAACTAGGATTCTCACTAATTGCGATCTTTATTGATCCTTTTATATCTTTTTTACAAAGTGTAGAAGTAATAGGTTGTCCTCTAGTAGAAACATTACTAATACTACCAGTATTAGCTAGATCGATAAATTCATGTTCAAATATCATTACTTTTTATTTTTTAGTTTTTGAAATTCTTCTTTAAATATCTCTTTAAAGATATTACATTGAGAAGGATACATATTAACAAATTCTTCATCTGTTAATCGCCGACCTACAGTACCGTTGTCAATAACGGTCTTTCTGATAACTCTACCTTTTTCTTCTTTAGGTATTTTTATCACATTGTATCTTATTCCAACTTTTCCATTGGAGCCACAAATTACTTTGTAGCGAGTAATTTCAGGCATGAAAATTGCTGTTACTTTTCCATTAGCTCCTATCACTTCTTTCTTTACTCCGGATTTTGTTTGCCCTACAGATAGTATCGCAAGTATGCGAGTGCTTACGTCTCTATCCTGTGCAAAACATACTACTTTTTCTTTTTTGATTGTAGCATTCGCCTTGCGAATACGCACAGTCTCCATTTTTCTTTTGCTTCGCATTTTAAATAAAATTGATTTTTATTACTAGATAGTAGAATTGTATATTCTTTGTATTTTATTATATACTTCTTCTACTGATTCGATTACTCTTACACTAAAACCGCATTTAAGTAATACACAAGTGTACAACTCTTCTTTTGCTTCATCATTATTACAAGAGGCTAAACCTACTTTCTTAGGTAAATCCTCTCTTTCTGAAGTTGGAGTTATTGCAGCAATTTGTTCTATATCAATAAGTATACGTTCTTCATGATTTAAGTACGTAATCTTTTTTGATAGAGATTTGCTAAATGCGGAGAGTTCTATAACGTTTCTTATTTCCATGTTCTTAAATAATGAATCGTGGCATAGTCTTTGTTTTCTTATCGTATGCTGCCCCCTTTACTTTATTAGCGTACTATGCATCTTCACATAGCTTTGATTTGCTGTAGGACTCTGGGCTTATTCACGATTCGGGGATAACCACCATATTAATAAAAAATTAAATTATATGATAACTGGCGAGTAATCAATAAATTTCTTTTTTATTCTTAGTACCCTTTTTATAGGGTTCCATTTTAGGCTTAGGACGTCCTTTTTCAGAACGTCCTTGTTTTACTGCTTTACTTTCTTTCCACGTTTTAGACATAGCTCTTAAAAACTTTAACAATTTCAGGTAATGCCTCAATGTAGTTAATACAAAGATACTCTTTCTCCTCTTTCTTGAGAGGATTGTTAAATAAGAGAACTAAGTCTCTAGTAAAAGTAGGATTACGTAATAAGTAATTCTGTACTTCTACTTGCCATGTAAGACCTCCTCCTGTAGATATTGGTGTACCTACATTTTGAAGTAAAACAGAAACTTGCTCGATTAACTTAGAATCGAATCTAGGAAATTGACGTCTCAGTTCTTCTTCATTTAATGAAGTAAGAAATTCTGGATTATCTCCTTCCTGTTCCTGCATAAAAACAAGAAGTGCTCTTTCAAGCATTTCTTTTACTTCTTGTTGAGACCAAGAAGTTGGAATCTGTACAAGACATAAATTATTTCCTGTAGTTCCAATAAGATGTAACTGTTTCATTTTTGATAAATTTAAGTTATAACTTTTAATGACGTCTCTGTATGTACAACTACAGAGATAGTTTTGATTGAACGATTGTTGATTAACAACAACTCATATTGTACTATGAGTAACTAATAACAAGTGTCATCGTGAAGTTTTATGCTTGCAAAATAAATATTAAAAAACTCTTACATAAAACTTCTTATAATCGGCTATCTAACATATTTTACGTTGTAGCAGAATTGTATTGCCAGTACAATTCTTATTAACGGCATGATTTTAACGTCCGCACGATCATAGTATTTGCAATTATCAGTATTAATTAGAACAATTGCCATTCTTCTTCTCCCGCATAAAAATACTACTTACGCCCCACATGCTTGTCATCTTCTGATGATCTAATAATAAAAATATGCACTACCTTCACAGGCAATGCATATAAATGAATTATAAGTCAGAAATTCAAAAAAGTTATTGCAATCATGATCATTTAATACTATCTATTACCGTAATTGGTACTTTGACAGCTTTTTCACTTTCTTTTTCCGGCCTATTTACTTCAGTCTTTATTTCCACTTTAGCATTCTTAGCATCTGGACCTGTTATTCCCGGCATAACTTCTTTTAACTGCATACTAATATAATAGTTTGTATTACGGAGATACTCTTCAGCAATCTCTTCATACGTTGCAGTCGTACCTATTCTATTAAGAATAGTACGTACGATTTGTTCTGGAAGTTCCATACACAAATCATACAATTCCATGTCATGCTTTTCAACATTCCAGTCGTTAAGTCTTTCTTCCAAAGTAGGAATAATGACCTCAGTTTTAGTTGATTCTGAAGCTTCTTTAGCTTCTGTACCATGGTACTTATCGTACCCATACCATAGGATTCCTCCCAATAGTACGATGCAAAGTAGCCCAATCGCTACGTCTCGAAACTTGTTCATAGAAATAATTGATTTATTAATAAAACTGTGCAATATTGCCTTATTGATTGATGACCATTGCTTGAATATCTAATTCAATTTTAATTGGTTCATTCTTCCAAGATATCATAGGAATATTTAACTGTATTCTATCTTCTTCAGATATCTGCGTATAATTAAAATTTCCTGCAAACTCATCCTCATTAGGACAGTTTAAATTAATCCAGTAATTTGAATCACCTTCAACATATCTTTTTGGCTTACTTGTAAAAAGATATTGTCCTCCATCTTCATCTACTGCGTACCAAACTTCTACTTTCATGAATCTTGTTGTTTTTGTTCTTCTTCATATAAATACTTTTCTATTCTCTGAGATTCTTTATTAATTAAAATAAAGAGTAAACCTAGTATAGCACCCATACCTAATGAGACTGTTATTAGTTCTCCTATAATAGCTATGGTGTAAATACCCCCAACTATTACTACCAATAGTAGTAACACATATAAAAGACATTTTAATGAAGATTTAGTTATTAGATTCATAAGCCTGTAAAAATTGTTTATATGTACCTAACATATCCATTAATAAACCACGATATTTACAAAGACGATTGTATTCTTCTTCAGTAAGAATATATACTGAGCCTACTTTTACTACATTTTCATTAATCTCTTTAACCTCATTTCTTTCTGATTTGAAACGTGTTTGTTCTTCATAAAATTGAATGCCACTCATATTAATTATATTTAGTTGTTAATAATAATCTAAAATAATCCTAAGTAGACCATAAGCCACTAGCGCCGCCAAGCTGTTACATGTATCTACTTAGGATTTCAATTTAATCAGTACGTGTTTCACAACAGATACATGAATAGAGTTCTATAATTCAACAAGTTTGTCATTTTTTAAAAGGGAGAAATAAATCTCCCTTACCTGATTATGGATAGATCTGTAAGAAATGATCTATATAACCGGGTTTTGTTGCAATATATACCCTATATCCTCCACCTAATTTAAATAGGTCAAAGTCTTTTTTGGATATTTGCATAGCAACAGTTTCTACATCTTGTTTCCAATTTGCATCAAATACACGATGTAGTTGATTATGGAGATTATCCATATAACCGTACATACACTGTTGCTTGGATGCGATAGCAGTATTGATTACTATACCGTATCCTTTACTTAATTTATAAGCTAACTTAATTGCATCAAGCCAACTTAAATTAAGCTCTTTTTTAAGAGTCACAATTCTCTTATATAGAGATATACTACGACTCTTTTTTTTCTGAATTATTATTCTTATCATATTATTAAGTATTAATGATTCAGATTTAAAGACATTAGCTTCGGTAGCCGTTGGCATTCGTTCAGCCCGGCAATTTAAACCTACTAGACCCTAGAACCGCTAACTTGTGTATTAATCAGAATGCGTATGAAGTAGTGTAGTTAGTCTCGATGAGGTTGTCTTTACTCTAGGGAATTGTATGCGTATTTCACAATAGGCATACAACAGTTCCGTTGTGACTTCGTTGTTTTTAGAAGGCTATAATCAATGTTTGTAAAAATCTTTTAAATGACACACACGTGTTTCACAACAGATGTGTGTCTTACATTTTAACCAAAAGAATGTTACTGCTTTAATTCTTTTCTAACTTCATCTATAATACCATGAAAAACACTAACATTTACTTTATCCTTAAATTCAATATATGTAAATAATATCACACATATTGGATATAGGATGGGATCGTCTAACAGTATTAATAATATTATCATATAGATAAGTATTCTTAATACTAACCAAATGAATGATATTACCTTTCTCATATATTGAAATTTTAATATGACTCTGCATTATATTAAATTAAAAAGAGAGTTGTGTATCACTTCATACACTGGATACGTACACATATCATTTATTCCTGTACTTTTTGTTAAATATATCTACTGCTTTTTCTCTATTAGGAAAGGTAGTTATTACTAATTTTCCTTCTTTTTCGAGAATAATAGACCACTCGAAAGCGTGCTTTCCAACTAGGATCACTTTGCGTCCTAGTGCATCTGTTACGATTGCTCGTACTGTAGAATCACAATTTGACTTGTGATATTGTTTTTTTCTACTCATAGTATATTTTTGTGTTTTTATCTACAATAATTTCATTATTTAATTCAATATAGTATCCTCCATTATTATTATCGTGTAATAGTCTAACACTAGTTATTTTTCGTTTTCTTGCTTCAAATTCAGGATGTTTATAAGTGTAATATGATCCTATTTGTATCTTAGTATGTTTTAAGATATAATGAATAGATTCTTCATCTTTATCTTGCATATTATCATATTTCCTTTTATAGTAATTTTGTATTGATAAAAAAACAAAAAATGTTATTACTATTAATAATGAGATCATAGTAAATATGTATGTTATTTCCATGTTCTTATTTATTAAATGAATTTATTGCTAAAAAACATATTCCAACAAATATCCAATAAGCTAATGACCATTCTAATATCATAATATATAATTTTATTGATTAATAATTAAAAAGTTAATAAAATCTTTATAATCCCTCTGCATAGGATAACTTAAGATTTTAGGTCTAAATGTGTACATCATTTGTCCAAGTTTATACTGTGTGAGTATTTATTAGTAAGAGTATATAACACAACCCTCTAAATATTTAGAGTATATACAATTTACACCTATAAAACTTATATTTCTTAACTGTCGGCTAGGCCTGACTGTCCACTGTGTAGAGTTTGGTTACTCTAAAGATATTACATATAAGAAACTGGTGTCCTCAATATCTTGGAAAGTTATTGGTTTTTTAAATTACGCTATATATTATGTGTTCTGATCTTTGTCTTTGCCTATATTTACTACAATAATGCCGAAGAGGAAGATCAAACCCCAAACAAGTACATCCATACGCTTATGTTTTTATGATTGATGATTGATGCCATTAAGAAGAAGAGAGGCTTATTTAGCCTCCTCCTCTTCAATCCAACAATCCTCAGGAACTTGTTCCTTATAACGTTGGACTTCTTCCTCAACAGAGCCACCTTTAAAAGCAACTACCTTGACGTATTTTACAACACGCTCAGGCGTAGCCTTTACAAGTTGGCCTTTCTTGTTTCGCTCAAAGCGATAGTGATGGGGGATAGACACCCTTTGGGCATCACCAGTTACCACTATACAATCGCTTAACTCATCATCAGCCTCCCATTCATCAGCATCAGCTAACTTTTTGGAAAGCCGACGATATAACATCGGCGCAGCATTCTCGAAGACCATCTTCTTGAATGATACAACAGCATCTTCCGGATCTTCACCCGGAAATAGCTCAACGCGTACCGCATTATATTCGTCGGTACTAGCGTCTTCGATTTTAAAAATACTTAATTTCTCCATTACAATTACGTTTTACAATTACACATACGGGGTGTCTCCCCCGAAGGGGTATGAGGGGGGCTTGGAGTTGGGTAGTCCTTGCTCTCACTTCTATATAAAAATTTTATTATTTTTGGTTCTACCTCTCACTTCCATATAAAATTTTTTTAAAAAATTTTCTAGAGTAAAATATATACACCAACATTTATGCACTTTTATCGTTAAGCATATAAAATTATTATTATGATATTTGAAAAAGAACTAAAAGACAAAGGATTTGAGATTAGAGATAATGAACTCTACTATGAATTTAGTGACTTTGAGCTATTAAGAGCTAGAGTAAGTGAATGGGATTGTGCTGATGGTACTAAGGCTTTGAAAGTATCAGATCTTAGGTTAATGAATCCTATGGAGGAAGGTACGGCTCATATGATGATTTCATATTCACTTTACTTTAGGGACATTAACAAATTTTATGAATTATTAACATTACTAGGGTATAAAATAAGTTAAAAATAGTTAAATTATGTTAAAAGAATTAACAGTTAAAGAGGTAGAAACTATCCTAAGTAAGGATAATAATGTGTATGGTATACATAGTATTGGTGACCATGTGTATAAAATACCAGGTTTAGGGTATACAGGACCTAAAGGAGCTACTAGATTTGTAAATGAATTAAGGCAACAAGTTAATGGATTAACTACGAAACTCTCGTAGATATGTTAAATAATCATAAATAATGTTAAAATTATTTTTATTTTACTAATATTGGAACAAAATTAGATTGTAATACGTTCCTACATCCAGAGTAGGATATAATAGTAGTTTAAAATGCAATTAGTAGTAATATAAACCATTACTCTTACTCTAGATAACTGCAGTATATAATATATTATTATCAAACTATATCATGATGAATGAACCAAAATACTTAGAAATGATTAGACAAGGAGTTGTTAACATAAATGGTGACGATTTTAAAATAATCAGAGCATATGATGGATGCAGAGGGTGTTATTTTAGACAATTTGAAAACTTTAGTGGGTGTCTAAACAATGTTGCACAAGGTATTTGTTGTAGTGCTGGTGGTCATATTCTAAGAAAAATTTCATAGTAATAGAACAAAAATTAATTAAGCACGTTTAGTTAGCATGGAAAATCAACATGACATATTAAAGACCGTTATAGACGGTTTAGTGTATATCCCTACTAAGGATATGATAGTTAAACCCTTAGAGGATGAATACGTAGAGAAAGAAATTATTAAGCCAGTAGAGACTGGTAAAAAGGACGAAAATGGTTATGATATCAATGACACTGAAACAGTTAAAGAAAAAGTGTTAACTACATTCAGAAAAGGTATTGTATTACGTCTGCCATCTGGGTATCAATGGCAAGATGAGAACAATCATCCTGAAGTAGGTGATGTGGTAGCATATCCTAGGAAAGCATCGATTGATTTTGATTTGTTTAAAGATAGTCAATTAGTAAATCCTTATAATGTAGTAGCCTTTGTAAAAGGAGAAAAATATTTTAAAGACTAAGCGTAGTCTTAATTAATCGTGGTTGTAGTTGGATGTACTAGGGGTTAGCATAAAGTTAACCCCTTTTTTATTGTATAAAATTTGCAACTTTTTTTGAATATTTGCGTTATGTGAATATGATTAAAGAAATGATAAATAACATGTTGGGTGAGTACTCAAAGTTCATTCAAATACAAGATGATGGTACAGTTAAGGTATTTGTTCCAGAAGACGTTAATAATCCTTCTATGAAAAATGCTACAGAATTAACATTATCTAAGAATGAAGCAATTAGTCTCATGGGTTTAGTAACCCAACCCAAACAATACGAAGTATGTGATTCTTCAAACAATTGCAGAATCATATCTGAAAAAGATCCTGATTTTGACGTAAACAAGTGGATTAAATTAGCACTTGGAACTATTAAAAAATAAATACTATGTCAGATTACCGAGTTACTATTACAACAGTCAGGGAAAAATGCCCATTTGATGCTAAACGGAAAAGCAAAGAATACTGCAAAGTATGTAAAGCTTGGAAAGATCCTTGTTCAGGATTAGGTATAGAAACTACGATTTCTTCAAGAAAAATTGGAGAAGATAAAATGAAACAAATAATAAATATCATTAAATAATTATGATTACAGAATATAAAGTTATTAAACCTTTTGGTGTATTAAAATCAGGTGATATCCTTACTTTGGATAATGATATGTATACGTTCTCTGATGAGAAATCTTCTGACTCACAAAATTATTATTCCCAAGTAAACGTAGCTGTATCATGTGATATGATTGAGGAATATGCTAAAAGTGGTTTAGTTGAGCCAATTGAAAATGTTACTGTTGAATCTAATGATGAGAAGAAAATCAGACAGATTCGTACTATTATTGCTCAATTGAAGAATACTTACAATCAACGTAAGAACAATATTGAGAAAAAGTATCAGGAAGGTAAAATTCAAACTTGTGTGAAAGTAGAGCATGATACTGTATATTTCAATATGATGAAATTGTTAAATAAACTCGAGGCAATCATAAATGAATAAACTAGTAAAAACCGTATCAAATGAAGAATTGATACCAGAGTTTTTACAAGCGCTTAATGGAATACTTAGGTTAACTGATAGGGAACTTGAATTAATGGCTACACTTATTAAAATGGATATGGAATACGTTAAGGAACCTAATACAAATAAGAATGTAGCAAACAGATATAATAGAAAATATATCATTGAGAATTTAGGTATTACTAAGGATAACCTAAGTAGATACATTAAGTCTTTCAAAGAGAAGGGTATTTTAATAGCTGGACCTGCTGAAGACGAACTTAGCGTAAATAAGGCTCTGATACCAGTTGTTATTGGAGATCGTTTGCAACTAACGATAATACTGAGAATAAAATGAAATGTTTAGATATAAAAACAGGTTCCATTCTTATCTATAAGAAATATGGTTTACTAAAATGTTGGTGGAATAAATTAATGAGAAAAGAATTACCATTTAATAAGTATACTCTTTACTTTGGAAATTCTTCTATGTTTGTAGAAACCACGAACATCAAAGTAAAAGAAAAAGATAGATATATAATTTTAGAACCTATCAAACCATATAGTAAAAAGGAAGAAAAAGCTCTTAAGTTAGAAGTAGTAGAACACGTTATGATGAACAACGACACAAAGGATGTGTTTAGTGTGATAAATATAATTAGACCTTCTACAATAGACGTAGAATCATTTACAATCGATGGTTTGCTTAAAAATAAATACTATAGAATAGTATATGATTCAAAAGGAAAAAACTTCTAATATCTATATACAATTAGCAAATAAATATAATATTCCACATCAAGTAGTAGAAGTAATTTGTAATCACCCGTTTAAATTTGCAAATAGAATAATATCCAACGAAGATGATATGAAAGCTATAATGTTTGGTTACTTATTCAAAATCAAACCTAAGAAAAAATATGAAAAACAAAAAGACAAAAGCATTTCTATATCAGAATCTGTATCCGATTAATTTATATGTAGCCTTAATTGATGATTGGGATGATGTAAATAATTTCTTTGACTTTTTTATAACTACAGATAATCTTAGAAATGATGAAGTAAATGGTGGACCAAGCAAACCAGTAAATGCATCAGCTGCAACTTACTTGGTAAGAGAAAAGAATACAAGAGCCATTGGTATACTAATATTAATTGGTGATTACTCTAGTTCAACGTTAGCTCATGAATCTATACACTATGCAGATGCTGTATATGACTTCTTAAAAATGAATGCTGAAGGATATAATGAAGGAAATGAACAATATGCTTACTTAGTTACATGGTGTGTAGAACAATTGGATGATTATATACAATATAGAAACAAAAGGAAAGTCAAATGAAATTAATTAAGTCTGAAGTAAAAATACTTGATAAGTTGAATGGTGAGGAAATAATCAATCGTATTGCTGCTGTTGCTAGAACTTGCTACAAGTCAGAAGCTTCTAGTACTCCAGAATCCGACAAAGCTTTAGTAGAAAGATTAATTAATTCTAACCATTTTGCAATGATTGAATTTGCTGACGTTACTGTGAAATTTATCTGTAGTAGATCAATAAGTCACGAAATAGTTAGACACAGATTGATGTCATTTGCGATGGAAAGTCAAAGATATTGCAATTATAGTAAAGATAAATTTAACAATGAAATTACTTTTATATTACCTACTTGGTATAATCAATCAGAGGATGAAATAGACAAAGAAGATTTTAGAAAGTATTTAGCAGATTGTGAGAGTTATTACAATAACTTAATAAACAAAAGAGGTTTCTTAGCACAGGAAGCTAGAGAAATATTACCAAATGCTACTAAGACTGAAATTAATTGTAAAGCAAATTTAAGGGAGTGGCTACATTTCTTAACTCTTAGATGTTCTACTGCAGCTCATCCAGATATTAGAGTATTGGCTCTGGATTTACTTAAACAATTACATGAACAAATACCCGTCATTTTTGACAAACTTTATGATAAGTACTATGGAAGATAAAGCAAGAAAGAACGATCGTATAGATGATAAAACAAGATGGGAGTTAATACCACTGGATTGTCTGGAAGATATCGCTAGAGTGTATACAGAGGGTGCTAAGAAATATGGTGAAAATACGTGGCAGAATTTAGAAAACGGTTACGAACGTTACAAAGGTGCTCTTCTTAGACATTTGTATGCTGCAGAAACTAAAGAATTTGATGAGGAAACCAAAGTGAGACATGAAGCCGCAATGTGTTTTAATGCAATAGCTATGTTATATTATGCAAAGCATGGAAGAAAAATTAGATCAAATACTAGCAAATCAAGCACTAATAGTAAAGTTATTACTACAGATTCAATCAAAGGTAAATGAAAGTCAATTTGTAGAAGATTATGCCGCAAATCTAGCAGCTCAAATGACAGAAATAATATTAGGAAACAATATAGTAAGAAAATAATATGGAATTAAAATTTAAGAAATTACAAGAAGACGCAGTATTACCCAGTTACGCTAATCCTAATGATGCTGGATTAGATTTAACAGCAATTTCCTTTACTCAGGAATTTGATAAGAGCGGTAAGTTAGTATTAGTATATCATACAGGTTTGTCAGTAGAGATTCCTGAAGGTCATATGGGTTTGATCTTTATGAGATCATCTATTTCTCAGAGATCTATGTCAATGTGTAATGCAGTAGGTATTATAGATTGTGACTATAAAGGTGAGATTCTTGTTAAGTTTAAGATTACTACAGATGCTCTTCCTACGATTTATCAACCTGGTGAAAAGATTGCTCAGTTAGTAGTAATGCCTTATCCGAAGATGGAGCCTGTAATCGTAGAGGAATTATCAGGTGAAGATCGTGGTGGTGGATTTGGTTCAACTGATAAAAAAGAAGAAAATGAGAATGCAGAACAGGGACGAGAAAGCGGAGCAACTGAAGGAGATAATCAATCAGTACAGTAAAAATCCAGAGTATGTTAATGCATTTTATACTAAACAAGAAGCAATTGATGCATTAAATAGACATTATAAGAACAGATACATTAAAATAAATCTAGACTAATATGAAAACATACATTTACACAGGTACCAGCTCCTTAATTTCAATGGAAGGTAATGACGTGTATACAATCAGTACAATCCGTAATAATTATCTTGATGTTGATTGGATTTGGGTTGTTGAAGAAGCGGGTATTCTTCGATATAATAATGAAACATATGAAGTAAAAAAAGGTGATACAATAATGGCATTATATGCCAGATATGAAAAGGACGATAAAAAGAAACCAATAGCAATTGTAAGTTGTCCCGCTTTATATGAAAATTATCTGAAAAATAAGGAGTATATCGAAACAAAGAATAACAATTGCAATTCTTGCGATTGAGAAAAGATTGTTGTGATCCAGTTTAAAAATGAATTTAGCAGATATAGTTGGTGGGCAAGTAGTTATACATCCAGATTTATTAACTATCCCACCATTTAAAAAACTTTGGGATTCATTTAAAGATAAAGATTTAGCAACAAAATATATATGGTATATAGTACTAAAAAATAAATATGATTCACCTTATGTAGAGACTATGGAAAGAGATCTTATAGGTCCTACTTTAAGAAAACAATATTTTGGTGACGAAAACTATGAACTACCAGAAGTAGTACTAGATGCTGAGAAAGAGTGGTTAGCAAGAACTTATTCATTATTGGAATATATGTTAGATGGTTTACTCTTGAAATTGGAAGGTGCTGCTAAATATTACCACTTATCTAAGGATGACGAATTAGATCTAGATTCTATTAAGAAATTAACCGATGGTGCTAAGAACATGGCTGGTACAATAGAATCAATAGTAAAACTTAAATCTCAAGTAAGAGCAGAGGAGATTAAGAATACTAAAGTTAGAGGCGGTGGAGAAATGAACCCATTTGAATTACCAAAAAAGAAGTTGTAGAAAATACGACACAATAAAAGACATTATAAAAACCTGCCCGTTAAGGGCTTAAAGAAATTGCAATTATGGCTAAGACTAAAACTAGTAAAAAGAATACTAAACCGACAATGATTATTTTTGATTTTACTGAAGTATATAACAACATGAAAGCAGAGCAAGAAAGAGATTTGGCTGAAGCTGCTGCTTATGCTATATCACACATGGATGAAAAAACAGAAAATAATCACACTACTAAAACTAGTTTATGGCAGAAAATTAAGAACCTGTTTAAACGAAGAAAGTAATTTATGATTGATTTCACAAAGAAAATCAAAAATTCTAATAAATTCAGAACCCCGGCGCTAACTTATATAGAGTCGGGGTCTTATTGTTCCTTCCCAAAAGGTACATCAGAGTATTTCAATTTTTGGGAAACAGAGGCCGATAGATGCATTAATGGTTATACTGCAGATGATGGGGACTACATCACTGGGTATAACTATTTTTATTTAAACTATTGCCCAATTCAAAGAATTGTATACAAAAATAAAAAGAATAAACAAGGTCAAGAAGAGCTAATTAAAGTAAGAGAGTTAGCATTTCCTGACTTTTATGATTATGACTATTACTATTTTCAAGCTATTGAAAGCGCACAGGATCAAGGCAAACACTTATGTGTAGCAAAAGCTAGACGTAAAGGTTATGAACAACCATACTCTGAACCAGTACTCACTCCAACAGGTTATGTTCCAATGGGAAGCTTAAAAGTTGGTGATTTGGTCATGAACCCTAACGGGAGTCCTGTTAGAATTGGGGATATAGTAGAACAAGGTACTACAGAAATATATGAAGTTGAATTTCAAGATGGAAGAAAAGTAAGATGTGGTGCAAATCACTTATGGGCTACATGTCGTAATGGAAAAAAATTCTACATAATGCGTACTACGGATTATATGAAACGTAAACTCAAACAAGGTAGTCCTGGTAAAGAGCATTATCCATATAAGATACCAGAGTTAAATCCATTAAAGTTTGACGAGAGACCAGTTACAGTAGATCCTTATGTATTAGGTGTATTACTTGGGGATGGGTATATATGTGGGGATCAAGTAAGATTCAGCACAGCTGACGAATTTATAGTACAGGAACTGCAAAGAAGATTACCAGATTATACTATTGAACACAAAGAACAATATAGTTATGTAATCAAATCTAAAGTAAAGGGTGTAAATGAACTCAATCGACAGTTAAAAGATTTAAAAGTAAAAGTAAAATCATACGATAAGTTTATACCTGAAAATTATAAATTCACAAGTATTGAGAATCGTTTTGAATTGATCAGAGGACTTATGGATACAGATGGTTCTGTAACTAATGGGGCATGTGGTTTCGTATCTACTTCTGAACAATTAATAGATGATGTGGTATTTATATTAAGAAGTCTTGGTATAAGATGTAAAAAGTCTAAAGAAATACCAGGTAGAAACAATGTAGATTTTAATAACGGTAATTATTCTGATACTCGTCCACATTGGGAACTTACTGTAACTACAGAAGAAGATATATTTAAATTACCAAGAAAACTTGAAAAAATACGCAAAGATAGAAAATATAATTACAAAGGAATAGGTATCAAATCTATACGTAAAACAGGAGAGTTTGAAAAACAAAGATGTTTGTGTATAGATAATGAAAACCATTTGTATATCACAAAGGATTTTATTCCTACCCACAATAGTTATAAAGGTGGTTCTATGCTTTGTCGTAATTTCTTTTTAATACCCGGTTCTAAGTCTTATGTGTATGCCTCAAATAAACAGTATCTTACTGATGATGGTATCCTTACTAAGGCCTGGGATTACATGGACTTTATAGATGAAAACACGGCGTGGGGTAAGAAACGACAAGCTGTAAATACTAGTATGCGTCGTAGAGCTTCTATGATTGTAACTGATAATTTTGGTAATAAAATTGAAGTTGGTTATAAATCAGAGATAATAGGTGTATCATTGAAAGATAACCCAGATGCTGTACGTGGTAAAGCAGGTATGTTAATACTCTGGGAAGAGGCAGGTACTTTCCCAGAACTTAAAGCTGCGTGGCAAATTGCTAGACCATCCGTAGAACAAGATGGTGTTGCCTTTGGTCTGATGATTATGTTTGGTACTGGTGGTGATGAAGGTCCTGCAGTAATGACATTACGTGAAGCATTTTACAATCCCAAATCATATAACTGTATAGGTTTTGAGAATATATGGGACGATGGTATCCAGAGTAAAGAATGTGGGTTCTTTATACCTCAACATACTAATTTGGATATACGTGATGAGAATGGTAAGCGATTGTACATGGATGAAGATGGTAACACTCTTCATGATAAAGCAAGGCAGTTTATTTTAAATTTACGTGAAGAAGAGTTAAAAGAAGCCACTAGTTCTCAACAAATAGATAGATACGTAGCAGAACACTCTGAATCTCCTGCAGAAGCATTTACTGAATTATCTGGTAACATATTCCCAAAGAAAGAATTACAAAAACAATTAGCAAGGATAAGAACTAACACTAAGTTACAGAATCATAAACAAGTAGGTACTCTTACTCTAGTTAATGGAGAGATAATTTGGAATATACAGAAAACAGGAGACATAACCGAATTCCCATTACCAAAGAATTCTGATCCTACTGGTAAAATAGTTATATGGGAACACCCAGTTAAAGATGCACCATTTGGTTTATATATAGCTGGTATTGACCCATATGATCACGATCAATCAGGTACTAATTCATTAGGTTCTTGTTTTATATATAAACGTTTTCAAGACTTTGAATCATATTCAGATATCATTGTAGCAGAATATACAGGTAGGCCAAAAACTGCTGAAGAGTTTTATGAAAATGTTCGTAAGTTACTTATTTACTACAATGCAAAAGCAATGGTAGAAAACCAAAACACTGGTTTATTTACTTATTTCAATAACAAACATTGTAGCCATTTACTTGCTGATCAACCAGACATCATTAAAGATATTGTTAATAATTCTACAGTAAATAGACGAAAAGGATGTCATATGAATAGAGAGATCAAACTTTGGGGAGAAGGTAAGATCAAAGAATGGCTGGAAGAACTTAGAGATCAAAAGCAATTAGGTTTAAATACTGTACTATCTGAACCATTCCTTGAAGAATTAATTCAATATAACGATAAAGGAAACTTCGATAGAGTTATGGCATTTATGCAAATAATGATCTATCGAGAACAATTGTACAATATACAAGTAAAGAAGAAAGAGGATATTGAAAAGAAGATGACATTATTTTCTAAGCCCTTATTTAAAAGTAATGATGATTCATTCGTATTCATGCCTCTAAACAATAACACAACCACATTTATGTTTACAAATTAATATGGAAAGAACAGTCAACTCATTTCCAATTCAAAGATTACCTCTTAGTAAGAAGACAGAAGAGTGGCGCAAGGATTGTGTAGATTACATAATCGGTGCTTCTGATATGGCATCTTCTGAGAGTATTCCAGATGAAGCGGAACTTCAAAGCTACTATGACTTATATAATAGTATTTATAATGAGAAAGATCTAAAATATGTTACAAATCCTTTCAATCAAGATGATGGTTTCCCAGCAATGGCACAGGATTATAATATTATTAGACCAAAGATCGATTTACTATTAGGAGAAGAAACTAAACGTCCTTTCAATTTTAAAGTTTGTCGTACTAGTGATATTGCTAGTAGCGAGATGCAAGAAAAGGCTAAACAAATGCTACTTGATTATATGCAAGCTGCAATGTTAGCTAAATTGAGTCCAGAAGATCAAGCTAGATTTCAAGAAGGATTACAGACTGGTGAGATACAAACACCCGAAGAAATACAGAAATATCTTACTAAAGATTATAAAGATATTGCAGAGATTACAGCATACCAAGGTCTTAAATATTTACTACAAAAGAATAATATAACTCATGAGTTTACTAAAGGATATAAGCACGCTTTAGTTGGTGGAATTGAACCATACTATGTTGGTATTAGGAATGGTGAACCAATATCTGAAAGCGTTAACCCTAAAGACTTCAAATACCCAGCTGAAGAAGGTGTTGAATTCATCCATGATGCATCCTGGTGTGTACGTAGGATGTTTATGTCTTGGAGTCAATTATATGATCAATTCTATGATAAACTTGATGAGAAACAACAAAATCAATTACTAGATATGGTTAAACAAACACCAAGTTCTGGATATGGTCCAGATAAAAGTCCTGTAGATGATTTTGTACACTATAATTTAAAAACTTATAATAATCTACCATCTCATAATCCGTATGGTGATGAAGATACTATAGTAGTGTATCATGTTTGTTGGAAATCATTAAAAAAAATAGGTTTCGTTAATTACATAGATCCTGAGACAGGTGTGCCTGAAGAGATTCAAGTAGATGAGTATTATAAACCAACTGGTGAAGAATTATCGGTAGAATGGAAATGGATCATCGAAACATGGGAAGGTTATAAAGCAGATATGGGATTATCAAGTAATGATCTTTACTTTGGAATTCAACCATTAGAATATCAATTCCGTAGAGGAGATAATTTGAATAGCTCTAGATTACCTTATACCGGTGCAGCTTATAGTAACACAAACAGTAAAGCTAAATCATTAGTAGCAATTATGAAGCCATTACAATACATATATATCATACTTTGGTATAGATTGGAAATGGCAATTGCTAGAGACAAAGGTAGAATACCAGTAATTGATGTTACTCAAATTCCTAAGAGTATGGGTATTGACGTAGATAAGTGGATGCATTACTTAGGAGCACTAGGTGTAGCATTTGTTAATCCTTATGAGGAAGGTTGGGATATACCAGGTAGAGAAGGTGGTAAACCATCCCCATATAATCAATGGACTTCAATTGATGCAAGTATGTCAAATACAATTAATATGTATATTGGCTTACTTGACAAGATTGAGGAAATGGTATCTGAATTATCTGGAGTAAGCAAACAAAGGCAAGGATCTATATCAAGCAATGAGTTAGTAGGGAATGTAGAGAGATCTGTAGTTCAATCTGCACACATTACTGAACCGTGGTTTTGGTTACATAATCAAATTAAGAAACATGTATTAACAATGTTGTTAGATACTGCCAAATATGCATGGAAAGATAATAAAGTATATCTTAATTACATATTTGATGAAGGTACTAGGACATTCCTTAAGATGGATGAAAATTTTCCATATGAGGATTATGATATCTTTGTAACGGATAGTACTAAGGAGACTCAAATGATTGAACAATTACAATCACTGATTCAACCTGCTATGCAGAATGGGGCTTCATTATTAGATGCTGCGGAAATCATTACTACAGATAACCTGAGTATGATTAAGAGTAAATTACGTGATATTGAGAATAGTAGACTAGAGCAGCAACAAGCAATGCAAGAACAAGAGCAACAAAATCAACAACAACTTGTTGAAATGCAAAATCAAGTTAAAGAAGAGGAACTCATGCTTAAAGAAGCTGAACTTGATCTTGAAAAGTACAAAATTGATCAAGATAATGCTACTAAGATTACTGTAGCTCAATTAAATGCTTACAGAGGATCTGAAAATATGGATCAAGATATGAATGGTATACCTGATCCTGTAGAAATAGGCAAGCAAGAGATTGAAAGACAGAAAGCTGTATCTGATGCTATGAGTAAGCAAATGGATTTAGCTAACAAGGCTAGAGCTGAAGAAAACAAAAAAGAACTTGAAAGACGCAAGATAGCTGCACAGGAAAAAGCTGATAAATTAAAAGCTACTATAGAGAAAGAAAAAATAGCTCTTGAAAATAAAAAATTACAAGAAGCTAAAAAACTACAGAAGCAAAAAGATGATGCAGCTTATAAAAGAGAACAATTAAAAGCCCGTACGGCATTGAAAAACAAAGTGCCTGGAGAGGGTAAGTCTAAATCTAAAAAATAGGAGATAATATTATGGGATGCAAAGGAGGCTCTAAAAAGGGCGGAAAGACAAAACCAGGTAAGACAGGTAAGTAAATATTACTAATATGAAATGGAAAGATCTATCTCTCAAGGAGAGAAAACAGATATATGATAGTGTCAGGGTAAATAACCCTGATGCTACATATCTTGATATTAAACAACAGTTTGATTCTATTCCTGCATATGAAGAAGGTAAAGGCAAAACTATAAATAAAGAAGATTTACCACCAGAATATAGAACTGGTACTCCTGAATACTTTGAAAGACAAAGAAGAATATCTGGTGCAGCAACTCCAATTCAACCAGAAGCTTATATTACTCCAGCTGGTTACATTAAAGATGCAGTTAACTTTATTGAAGATTTAGGTAAAGGAGATTATGCTGGAGCTGCTGTTGATGCTGCATTGAATTTACTTCCGTGGGGTGTTGGTAAAACTTTAAAGAAATTTAAGAAGCGATTAGGAAGAGCAATAGAAGGTACGGATACATATACTACAGAATCTTATGCTGAACCATTTACTCCAACGATTACTAAAAAGAAAAATAAATCTAAAGTAAGTAAACCTTCCGAGGAAGTAGAAGCAAGCGAAACTGTAAGATTAGCCAGAAATCGAAATAAATATGAATCAGAAATTTCTAAAAGTATAGAGGATGCTGTATTTCCTGATTCTGATACGTACAATCTTTTGAATTATGTAGATAATGCATACGGAACAAATTATAAAAATGCGTATAGTAATATAGCTATGAGAGATATGACAAATAGAGGAAAATATTTGTCATGGGGAACTCCACAGAACAATGCTTATGGTAATACGACATTCAAAGTCAATGGAGATGGAAGTACTTCTAAAGCAATTCAAGATTATCAAATGATTCTTAATGCTGATTCTTATATGCCAGGAACTGCAAATCATGAACTTGGTCACATAGCAGATGGATTAGCAGGATCTAGGAAAATTGTAGATTTTGATAGTGGTGGAGAATATATTACAAATCCTTATCTAAATTATTTAGCAAATCCTAATAATGCCTATACAGCTGCTGAACTTAGAAAAATGGGTATGCATTCTACTGCTGGTAATAGGTCATATTTACTTAAGCCTACTGAGGCTAAAAGTCATATGTTAACATTAAAAAGATCATTAAAAGATTCTGGTAAAATACATGATTGGAGTAGCCCAGTAGATGAATCTATGGTATTAGAATATATAAATAGTCCTACGCCTAATAAGTTAATAAAAGATCAATATAATCTTTATAGAAATAAAAATGAGTATATTGAAAGACTTAATAAACTAATTCCTATGGAAATTTTAATGCCATTAGGAGGTGCTGGAGTAATAGGTAACGAATTAAATAAGCAATAATCAATATGGAAAACTTATATCCAATATACCCAATTCCTTCTTATAAAGAAGGTGGTATACACATTAAGAAGAAGAATCGTGGTAAATTTACAGCAGCAGCTAAAAGAGCTGGTATGGGAGTACAAGCATATGCTAAAAAAGTACTAAAGGACCCAAATGCTAGTCCTACTTTAAAAAAGCGTGCAAATTTTGCTAGGAATTTTGGAGGTAAAAAGAAAAAATAACAATTACAATCTAATTAAAATTAATTATGGATAACAATAGTAAAGATACACTATTTGGATTTACAGCAATTACTGATATATTCACTGAACAAGGTCAAGAATATATTCCTCAAAATGATGATATTGATGACGAAGAGTTAGAAAGACTAAAACAGGAATCTGCTAAGGCTAGACCTCAAACTCCAGCTTCCAAAAACAAAAAAACTGAAGAAGTAGAGGAAGAGGAAGACATCGAAGAGGATGAAGTAGAGGAAGAGGAACAAGAAGAAGAGAAACCTGCTAAGAAATCTAAAAAAGTTTCTAAGAAAGAGATTAAAGAGGAATCTGAGGAAGAAGAGGAAGAGGTTGAGGAATCTGAAGAGGAACTTGATGAAGAAGATGAACTAGAAACTAAACAAGTAACAGCATTGTTTGACGCTATTGCCGAAGAATTAGAATGGGATTTCGATGATGACGAAAAAGAAGAGAAACCCAAGACTGTTGAGGAACTAGTTAAATACTTTAAAGAAGTTATTGAAGAGCAATCAGTTCCTGAATATGCTAATGAAGATGTTGCTAAACTTGATGAATTTGTTCGTAATGGTGGTAGATTAGAAGACTATTTCTCGATTACTCCAGATATTGACTTTGAAAATGTTGACATGGAAGATGAGAACAATCAAAAGTTGGTGTTAAAAGAATTACTCGCTAGAAAGGGTTATAGCGATAAACAAATTGCCAAAAAGATTGAAAGATTCGAAGATGCTGGAGTACTAGAAGATGAAGCAAAAGATGCCATTGAGGAACTTCAAGAGATTGATGCAAAGGAGAAAGAAGAGCTATTAGAGCAACAAAGAATCAAAAAGCAGGAACAAGTAGAGCGTCAACAAAAGTTTTTTGATGACGTTGTCGGTGAAATAAAATCTTTGGATAATATACGTGGTATTAAGATACCAGCCAAAGATAAAAAGGAATTACTGTCTTATATATTTAAGGCTGACGCTAGCGGAAAAACTCAGTACCAAAAAGATTATTCCAAAAGCGTAAAAAATTTAATAGAGTCAGCTTACTTTACAATGCGAGGTGACACTTTGTTAGATGCTGCCAAAAAACAGGGTACTAGCTCTGCTATTAAAAATCTGAAAAATAGTCTCAGATCAACAGGCGTTAGTAAAGGTACTAAGAGGGTTAATACTAATCCATCTAACTCTATTTTTAGTCGTGCAGTACAACTACTTTAATTAAAAATAAATTACTAACATTTATATGGATAACGGAATTTTAAATAATTTACAGATCGGTAGAGGTAAATGGTTCTCAGACCTTGATTAAAACGGGGGTACGGTATGGTGACATACCGATACATTTCTACTGAATTGCTGGAACATCCTAAAGGCGTATTACCATAGAGTAACAATTAAACGTATAGATTATGAAAAATGAAAATGGACAATCAGCAGCCAAACTTGTTGATAATATGAAACCAATACCTGGTTACGAAGATTATTACTTAGCATCAGAGGATGGTAAGATATATTCCAAAAGGTATAATAAATTTTTAAAACCTGCAATAACTAAGGATGGATATGCACAGGTATCTTTGGTAGGAGAAAATGGGAAGCAATACTCCTACAAAGTCCATAGACTTGTTGCAAAAACATTTATAGACAATCCTAACAATTTACCAGAAGTAAACCATAAAGATTACGACAGATTAAATAATTTCGTTAGCAACTTAGAATGGTGTAACCATTACGATAATATAAAACATTCAAGAGATGCTGGGAATTATGACTGTATTTATAAGCAAACTAGAAAAGCTTATGTGTTTACAAATGTGATTAATGGTAAACAATTTACAATACTAGGATTCAAACAATTGCTAAAACAACTTCACATTACTCCAGCAAATAGTGGTATTATATACAAATATGCTAATACTGGGGAATATGTTAAGAAAGGTGTATTGAAAGGTTTAAAAATTGATATTATTGACTTGGAGGTTCGACGGTCAACCGCTATCAACGGTGTAGAGTCAAGTGACTCGAAGGAGTAGACATCTCATTGAGATGAAGATATGACCTGAACATTCCTAGAAATAGGAAGCAGCTATTTAGAAATCGAATAGCGGGTATGTATTAACGACACATACTGAACAATATGCGTTGATGAGAATATGATTTCAAATGCAATGCTTACTAGACCGTATGAAGTAACTCGTGTTATTTCTTATGTATTCGGTTCTAAAGATGATGGTTATAGCACTTCTTTGGATGCGATTACTGGTGGTCTTGGTAATGTAATGACAATTGATCAAAGAGACTACGAATGGTCTGTAATGATTGATAGCGATAGAGCTGTGACAATTCGCTCTGCAAAATGGCAGGGAACAGAAATCACTGCTGCAAATGCTAGCACAGTTATGGCAGGTTTGGGTAATACACCCATCATGTTGTGGTTAGAGGACAAATGGTTTGGTCCTGGTGCAATTTTGGAATTTGATAATAGAGAGTATCAAGTACGTGTTTCTGGTGCTCCTTATCAAGATGGTAATGAATGGGTTTATACTTGTTTCATTGCAGATGGTCAATCTAACTCTTATATTCCTGGTGAATATTTGTTAGCTGGTCGTCAAGTATCTCGTTTGGCTTCTGCTTACGAAGAATACAGTGAAGAGGGTGATATCCTGAATTATAATACTCATTTCAAGATGAGAAACTTCTTGTTTACAACTCGCTTGGATTATGATATTACAGGTACAGCTTATTCTACAGTACTTTGGATTGCTTTAAAAGATCCTAAAACTGGTAAGACTTCTTATTTGTGGTCTGACTATCAGGAATGGAAGGCAATGCGTGAGTGGTCTAAGAGATGTGAGAGAATGATGGTTTACTCTAAGTCTAATGTAAATAAAGATGGTTCTACTTCATTGTTAGGTACAAATGGCCGTCCGGTTTACATTCCTGCAGGTTTGTTGCAACAGATCGCTCCGTCTAACAGACGTTACTATACTGAATTGACTCCGGAATTGTTGGAAGACTTCTTGTTTGACTTGTCTTACAATATCTTAGGTACTAACGAACGTAAGTTTGTTGCTTTGACTGGTGAAATGGGTATGAGAGAATTTGACCGTGTATTGAAACAAAAAGCAGCTACGATGAACTTGATTGATACGAAGTTTATCAGTGGTTCTGGTCAGGCTTTGGTTTTAGGTGGTCAGTTTGTAACATACAAGATGACAAATGGCATCGAGTTGACATTGAAACATTTCCCGTTGTATGATGATACTACTTATAATCGTTTGTTACATCCGGTATCTGGTAAACCACTGGAATCTTATAGAATGACATTCTTGGATCTTGGTAGACGTGATGGTCAAGCTAATATCGTTAAGGTTGTTCGTAAGGATCGTGAAATGGTTATCTGGAATACTTCAGGTTCGGTAGCTCCGGGAACTGGTTACTCTAAGAATAAATCCACAGTAAGATCTAATGCAAAGGACGGGTATTCTGTACATTTCCTCGGAGAAATGGGCATAATGCTTAGGGATCCCCGTGCATGTGGAGAATTGTTGATGGAGGTCGAAGATTAGTTCAAAATAATTGGAACTTATTATGGAAGTTGACGTTTATAATAGTGAGTTTTAAAAATTTACTATTATGCGAACATACGAAGTATATAAGATAACCAACAAAATAACTAATAAAATTTATATAGGAATAACAAATCAGGGCTCCGGTGCTAGATACAGACATCATTGGTATGAAGCTCGCATCGGAGAACCTGCTCCTATTCATAAATCCATGGCAAAATATGGAGAAGATAATTTCACATTAGAAGTCATCGACTTTGCAGAAAATGCCGAGGAGTTAAAAGAAAAAGAAAAGTATTACATAAAATTCTTTAACAGCAGAGATAGAAAAATAGGTTATAATTTAACCGATGGAGGTGATGGAACTTTTGGTAGAAAACACTCTGAGGAAACCAAAGAAAAATTAAGACAAAAAGCTTTAGGTAGAAAAGCTTCTGATGAAGCAAAGAAAAGAATGTCAGAAACACACAAATTAAATTATTCTGATGAACACAGAAAAGCGGTTGCCGAAAGTAACGCCAGACGTACAAAAAAAGTATTAATGTTTGATAAAGATTTGAATGTAATTAAAGAATTTAACAGTTTAAAAGAAGCTGCAGCAGAAACTAAAATTCATTCTACAACTATTAGAAAATCCATAAGAGGAAATAAAATAAGTTATGATTATGTATTTAGATTCAAAGATGCAGTGTAACAACAAAATACTATGGATATTATATTAAAATTCGCCCGTACAAATCCATGGGCTGGAATAGCTAAGTATAAGAATTGTAAAGATTATATCAGTACTTACTGGACAAGATCCGGTAATAGATATACCGGTTTAACTCCAGAAGATGCTAGACGTTTGGAGAAAGAAATGGGATATGAAGAAGGACATTTATCTCCACAAAGTGGATTCTGGAAAACATATGCAATCGGTTTAGGCGCAAGAGATAAAGTTTTACATACAGAAAGGCCTGAAGATGAACTTGCATATTTATTTTTAAAAGGACACAAAAGAGTAGCAAATGGAATCAATAATCTTAAGCCTACTCATGATTATGTTCTTGTAAATAAAGAAATTGAAGCTGAAGAAGCTAACAAAAGAAATAAAGCTAAACGTGAGGCATTCTCTGAATTTAATAAGATGTCAATTGAGGAAATGCGCAAATGTTTACGCTTATATGGTCACAAGACTGATAATATCAGTAACGAGCTAGTTGAAAGTAGTTTGTTTGATCTTATTGAAAATGATCCTGATAAGTTCTTCTTGATTTGGGTAAACAACAAAGTAAGAGATACTCAATATATCATTGAAGCAGCTATTTCAAAGAATGTAATTCGCAAGTCTAAAAACATCTACTACTATGGTACTGACATTATTGGTAGAAGTTTGGAAGATGCAATTGCTTCATTGAATGATAAAAAGAATCAGGACATCAAAATGACTATACTTCAAGAAATAGAATCTAAGTAAAAGTAAACATGACAGTATTAGAAGCACATATAGCATTTAAGATTGAAGCGGACAAGAATGCCGTTAATATTGGCATATCTGGTTGTCCATCTTTTTTGCCTGAGGAAATTGATTATTGGTTGTATACAGCATATCTAAGTAAGATAGCTACTAAAGCTACTGGTAATAATACTCTTAGAATACCATTTGAAGGTAATATAAAAAGAGTAGCAGATTTAGAGGGTTTAGTAAAAACTGATAAAGGATTGTCTTTACTAAGTGAGCCTATAAGTAATAGACTAACTATGAATAATTTCAAATCCAGCATTACTTATGGTAGTGATACTCAGGAGAAACGTATGTACTTCTTAGAAGGAATTTTACATTTTGGTAGTAATAAGATAGCTACAATAAAACTTATTAGTCATGAACAAGCTACTAAATTCTTAGAAACTTACAACAACAAACCTTGGATCGAGGAACCTGTAGCAATACTAGAGGATAATAAGTTAATAGTATTTATAGATAGGGATCTTATGGTAGGTCCCTATACTATAGATATTACTTATTTAGCATATCCGAGAAAGATTAATAATCAAGATATTACGTCTACTCTAGACGAAATTCCAGAGTATATGCAATATGAAGTAGTTAAACTAGCTGCTGACATGGCAATTGAGAATATTGAATCTCCAAGAACTCAAACACATCCACAGTACGTAGCACAATTATCAGAGTAATATGAGTAGTAAGGAAATGCAAATGGAATTCGAAAGACGAATTCAACTTATTAGCCCAGATCTTATTATAGATGAGAAACCTAACTCTGATCTTATATTTTCAATACTAAATGAAGCTCAAGATAGGTATGTAATGATGAACTATGTTGGTGATGATCAGATGGAAACTGAAACCAACACACATACTAGAAATACAGATTCTATTAAGAGTTTATTAGTAGAAAAAGAGTTGACCGCAACAGGTACTACTCTTAATGGTTTTACAAGATACAGATTACCATATGTATCTACTGAAGAATATTTCTTATATGTACATTCCTTTAGTAAAGTAAAAGGTACTTATAAACAATATAAAGATTTTGTTAGAGTAGATAATCAATTAGTTAAGTATAGGGATCTTGGTAAGTTTATTAAAACTGCATACAATACACCTATCATTAGGCAACCTGCTGTTGCATTAGTATCAGATCCTACTACTAAATATAATTATATAGAAGTAGCAGTGGATGCATATACTACATTAGGTAATGTTACATTAACTTACTATAGGAAACCATTAAGATTTAATACTACTGATGGAGCTAATAAATGTGAACTACCAGAATCAATTCATAGTGAAATTGTAGATTTAGCAGTTAATATGTTTATTACTGAAGGTAAATATAGATTACAAGTAAAACAACCAAATAATCAACAATAATGAAGTAT